TGTTAGATCAGGAAATGATATTTACAGAAAATTAACAGATCCTGATTTCAATCGTGAAGAGATTGTTCCTCTTAAACAAAAGACTGGAGCAAATGGACAAAAGTATTTTACTGGAGATTCCGATTGGATGAATAGCTCAACTAATAATCCGCTTAAAGGATTTGCTTTCAACTTTGCCAATGTTGGTGGTGCTTCTGTTGATGGCATGACCCGTATAAAAAATGGATGGCTCGATTGGTCTCAAGGAAATATTCTTAACGAAGAGTCTCCAAACGGATACACTGGAGCTCTTGTTGCTGATGGATATACACCTCGAGTTAGAAATATCGGAGCCAAATCTAAAACAACAGCATTTACTGATTCTAATCATATTGCGGGTATCGATGGCGAACATGAACGTAATATCGTAATGGCTCAATCATTTCCGGGCACAGGATATCTTCGATATGCTTCTCCTGAAACCATTCAAGCAGCTAAAGAGGGTAATATTAAATTTGATTGGCATCGCCCCGTAATGGAAATGGACTCTAGAAGAAAGGGGTTGGAATATAAATTCTCTCCAAATGTATATAATTGGGCTATGTCTAAAGAAGGAAATAAACAAGGCCGAATGGCTGGATTCTCAGGAATAAGACAGGGCGGAGGTGATGAATTAACAGGTAACAGTGTTCAATTTATGCCTAATGATAAATTACTCGTTGGTGATACGGATAATTACGGAAAAGACGCAAACTGGAATGGTGATTTCTTACACAATCTTATGTATACTGGAGCTAATATGGCTATCGGACAGCCTATGCAATTAGGAGATTTAAGAAATTATAAATTGAGTGGATCGTCTGCTCCAACCAAAGATGACATCCGTGCTTTGTATGGAGAAATTCCAAATACTAACGATATAAATGTAGCTAGAGCCAATGCTGAATCTTTAGTTAAATAGATTTGGCCCGATAATCCTGCACATCAAAAATCTGCTTTAAATGGTATAATGGCGATGTACAAAAATTATCATGGAATGGTTGGTTCTGCAAAACAAAACTAATTTTAATTTATGACTGAAGAAATTCAACCACAAATAAACGAACAAGGTGTCTCTACAACAGACATTCTGAAGATAGCATCGATTGCCGGTGATCTCACCGGCGTCGTTGCTGGATTTGTCCCTGGAGGTAGCGCGGTAGCTTTTGGTACTGGCGTTGCCTCCACGGCTGCTATGTTAGGTGCCGATATCGCTGAAGATGGTTTTCAGATGTCAGACTTAACAGGTGCAGCTTTAGGATTAGGACTTGACGCTATGTCCGCTCTTCCTTATCTTGGGCAAGTTGCTAAAATGGAAAAGGTGGCAAAACTAATGACTAAAGTTGCTCCATGGGTTCTTAAAACTTTTGGTGCCGCTTTTGGAACAATGGGTATTGCTTCTGCTATTCCAACTTTTCAAAAAGCTGCTCGAGGAGAAAAGCTTTCTGTAGACGATTATAGAAACTTAACTAATGCCATTCAAGGTATTGCTGGTTTTTATCACATGGGAAAAGGAGCTATTGATAATAAGAATGTTCAAAAAGAACGTTTAGACAAATTAGGAAAAACATTAGCTAATGATTCCAGATATACTCTAGATCCAGAAAATCATATTGGACTAGAATACGCTGATAACGATCTTCTATTAACTCCTACTATCAAAAAGTGGAAAAACGGTCAAGGTCAAAACTACGCAATGGAAGTTCGTCTTAAGAATAAGCCGGATCAAGTTTTTGAAATCGTTCAAGATACAGGAATCGATGGGTCTATTAATGGAGAATATTCTCTTCACTTTAAAAGTGAAAAAGGAACTCTTTCTTCTGAGGAAATCGATCATCTCTCCTCTGCTATATATAATATGTTGCCAGATGGTGCTGTAGTACTTACGCATGGAGAAGTTACTCCTGGTGCCGGTAGTATGTTTGGCAAACGTTTAAGAGATGCTGGATTCCAACCTCATGGTGAAACATTCGAAGTTTCTGAAAAAGGAACTTGGACTCCAGAACAAATTCAAAGATATGGTGCTATTAAAACTTCTGATGGTAAATTAAGACTTCAGCGTTTAATTAAAAGTGGAGATCAATTAGTTTGTCAAGCAGGATGCAAAGCTCCAGAAAGTGTAGTGATGCGTGCTATAAATGAGCCAGGAAGAACCAGAGAAGAAATTCTAAAACTTGCTCAAAGTGACGAATGGTTAAGATCTTTGAAGCCTGGAGACTTAACTCCTGAAGAATTTGGATATATTCCTTTTAAAAGATCTAGACTAATAAATCCAGAAGTTCGATATGATATATCAGATTATGATTTAACATATACAGGAACTCCACATCAAATTGGTGAAATAGTAGACGTTGATGGAAGTGTTAATGAAGCACGTCTTACTCAAATCTTGAAAGAAATTCAAGAAAATATTCCATCTGCACAAAGATTCTTAGACGAATGGCATAGCCCTAATAAACGACACATTTAGAATATGACTACTGATTCATTGCTACACGTTTTAGCTGTAGCAGATTCAGCTAAATCATTCCCAGTTCCGCACGGATCTACTAAACAAGAGCAAGTCTTCACTGCAGTTATGCACGATATAGGTCATATGGTAGATGCTAATGCTGATAGACATGGAGCTATCGGGGCACAAATTATAAAACAAGTATTTCCGCAAGCATCTCCTCAATCTATAGAAGCAATCAAAATGCATATGTCCAGAACAAAATTCACTAGTCCGCTGCAACAAGCTTTGCACGCTGCTGATGTTGATGATGGAGTGCATTTAGACTTTGACACATTCTTGTCTAAATAGCCTTATAAGAGACACAGAGAATATTCTTATGCTTCTCCAGAAGAACTTCCAGAAATGAGTGAAACTTTTTATGGACGCACGAGACCTCTCTCACCTACCCAAGTAGCTATCAGAAAGAAAATGACTCCATAGGTACAAATTGCTGGAGCTTCACTTTCAACATATCCAATTAAAAGAAATAGAGTTGGAGTTAATGTAGATGAAAATGGTAATCTATTATGGGAGGTAGATGGAGTTTTGGTTAATGCTTCCGAAGCTGGAAAAATGCATCGCCAATACATAGAAGAGCGTCACGTTCTTGATCCTGTCAAAGGTATAGATAAAGTAATGCCTATGTATGGAGATGAAATTATTTCTGATGGACGTGCGAAACCTGAATTTCAAGGAAAGACCAAACGAACTAGATTGATCTCTGAAGCTATTGAACAAGCCACAAATTAGGGAGAATACGAATTATTAAGAAAAGCCGCATTAGAGGATAAAGATCCAAATGCCATCCATGTGTTGGCTAATGTAAAATATGCACAAACACATGAATTAGAAGGAATTAACATTGCCGGCGGTAGAGCATCAGGATCTGATAAGATCAGATTAACATTAGGACAAATTTCTGATATAGTCGATGTTTATAAGGAAGGATACCGGGGAGCTGTTACTCCAGTAATTAAAGGAAATGGAAATTTCTTAGGAAGGCAAGCTTCCGGATTTGTTTCAAAAGAAGAATTCGGAAATTTTGTTTATACTAGTAATTCTGACATGGTAGCTGCTCGTTATGCTGATATACGAGTTCTCAGAAGAAAAGAAACTAGAGACGCTTTATTAGATGGCTTAAGTCCTGAAAAGAAACAGAAAGCAAATTCTATAATGAATAGAATTCTTTATCTTTTGAAGTCAATGGGAGAGAAACAAGGAATGCTTGAAAAGACGATGGGCGGTAAAGGCTTTCGACAGGGTACTTATGAAAACTTTTCTCCAGAATTTTATTCTGATGAAAATGCAGCTAAGCGACAAAAACTCATTAGACTTTATGATAGTTTGCAGCATGTTCTCGGTAATGGAAATCTAGGAGTTGGAGGAACTCGACGAGGAATTCTTCTCTTAAGAGATGATGTAGTTACAGCAGATTATAAAAATAAACGATACTCAGCAAGGCTTCCAAAAGATCATCCTCTTCGAGAATCTCTTTAGACTTTTGCTAATCATAATGGATTTGCTCAATTATTATCTCAATTAAGAATTAGACAAGCTGCTACCGCTAACATTGGAGAAACTACTAAGCAAGCACTGGAAGCAGGCGCTCCTTATGGTATTGATTTTATGTCACATCCTTCAGATTTCATTATTAGTCGATGGAAAGATGGAGGATCCGTTAATTATTTAAATTTGTTTTAATATGAATTCTATTTATAATTCCGAAAAGAGTCCTATTCCAGAGTAGACTTCTACAACTCTAACTATAGATCCATATGAATCTATAAGTGCGGAGCAAACTACTTCTACTCCATAGACTAGCTCACAGACAGCTTGGTTTAATGATCCTAAATATCAATTTCAATCTATTATTGAAGCTGAATCAAATCCTACTGTAGCAGCTCCATAGCAACCGGCTGTGGAGCAGCCTGCAGTTAATTAGGAAATGCTTACTCAATTACTTGCAGATACTGATCACTATCATTTGAAAGGATCTAATCAATAGAAGTCTATTACTTCAGGCAGTAAGCGTCATGAATGTACTGCTGCTCCTAGAACTTTCTATGAACGCATCGGAGTCAATCTTGAATTCTGGGGTAATAATGCAAGTACTGCTACTGAAGCTAAATTTACACACGATCCTAATTGGGAACTTGTTTATTCAAGCAATTATGGTCCTTCTGTAAATCAATGGGAAGGAAAACAACCTGGAGATATTTGTGTTCAATTTGCTTATAATGGAGATGGAAAATCTACTTCACACGGATGTATGTATGATGGTCGGAACTGGGTAAGCGATTTTAGACAAAGAAATTGTTGGGTATACGGAACAGGAAGTAGTAGACAAGCTCCTCAAGGAGCTGTTCAAGTGTGGAGATATAAACCTTTACATAATTAGCCCGCTCAAACTATTTCGTAGAGATAGGGTGGAATTTTAACTTGGGCTGATTCTTCCGATTATGAATCTTTTGATACATTTATTCAAGCTAAAAAATTCTAGCAAGGTGGAGAACTCTCGGTGTATCAATCTCAAAAAGTTTATCTTCCTACTGAAGACACTTCTGATTCTATCTTATTCAATGATCCAGAAACATCTAATCCAACTGTATCTGTTTCGCAGGCAGCTCCTGCAACCGATTGGTTTAACGATTCTAAATATCAGTTTGCAGAGCCTGTAGAAGTTCCGACAGTTACTACTACAACAACTGAAACAACTGATACTCCTGAAATTTCAACTACCTCTACTACTCAGTCAAGAACTATTAGACCTAAAGGAAAGAACGAAGCTAGAGATCGTATGATTGCTGCTATTGTTAATTTAGGTGTTGATGAAGTTACCGCAACAGCTCTTGCTGTGCAGACTGGAGGTGAATCAAATTATAATCCGGCATTAGATTCAGGTATTGGCGGATGGGTACCGTCCACTAGAGGCAAAGTTATTGACGCTATTAATGAGCATTTCGGTACTCATTATGATAGAACCAGCTTTAAAAAGATTCCTTTGGAGCATCAAGCCTGGGCTCTAGTGAATAGATATTATCTTCCTTATAAATCCAAGGTAGATGCAATTCCAGATCTTTATGGTAAAGCAGAAGCTTTTGCTAAGATTGGATTTGCTCCAGCAATTTTCTCTCAAAGTTCTTGGACTGATAAGAAAGGTCTTACTGCAAAAACAAAAGGTAAAACATATAGAGATACTCCGGAAGACTGGTACAGATATCTAGTTGATACTGGAAATGTAACCTGGGGTACTACCAATTGGCATGATCACTTTGCTCATCGTATTAAGGCGCATGGGTGGGAATTAGTCTGAAACTAAAAATCCTCGGCAACGAAAGTTGTCGGGGATTTTCTGTTTTTATAACTCACATGATGTTTATTTTTGTAATTCAATAAAGATCTAAAAGGATTGGCATTATTTACTTTTCTGAAACTTGATATTTAAATTTACAGTGTAATTACAAAACAAGAGCTCTTAATTACTAATCTTTTAAAATTTAAATGTCATGTCAGAAGAAAAAACTTATGTATTTGGAAATGACGCCAATTCTATGTTGCCAGCTCTAATGAATGGTAACTGTGGTTTTGGCGGAGGTTGGTGGGTAATCATTTTACTTGCTCTCTTGTGGGGACGTAATGGTTACAACAACGGTGATTACAGTCAGATTCTTGCATCTATGAATGGTAATCAAGGTCGCGATCTATTAGCTCAAGGTATTGCTGGTAACGGATCTGCCATTCAGCAATTAGCTACTCAGTTTAACTGTGATAAGAATGCAATGGCTCAGGCACTTGCTTCTCTCAGCACAGGTATTCAGACTGTAGGTAACTCAGTTGGTATGAGTGGTGCTCAGGTTATCAATGCTATTCAGCAAGGTAACATGCAGCTTGCTTCTCAAATCAGTCAATGTTGCTGCGATAACAAACTCCTTGTTACTCAGGCAGGTTATGAAAATCGAATCGCTATTTCTGATCAGACTGGAATTCTCGGCTCGAAAATTGATGGTCAGACAGCTCTTATTAACGATCGATTCTGTCAACTCGAAATGCGAGAGATGCAGAACAAGATTGATGCACTTCGTGAAGCTAACTCTAGCTTGCGTGGTCAGATTGACAATGCTAACCAGACTGCACAAATCACATCCTATGTAAATTCTGTAGTTAGTCCTGTAGCAGCTGACGTTGCAGCTCTTAAAGCCGCAGCTCCTCCTACAGTAGCAGTTCCTTACCCTCAACTAAGCGCAGTTCCAACCGCTTATCTCTATGGTGGCTACGGTCCTTACGGAACAGGTTCTATTTGGTCTTAATTTTAAGGAAAGGAGGTAATTATGTTACAACCGCTTAAATTGATCAATAGAAATGGAATTCCTGCTCTAACTACAATTAATGCTGTTGTAGAAAATGGACAGTTAATATTTACTCTAAATCCACACCCTTATGTAGGTAATCGTACCTTCAACGGTGTTATTGCGATCAGAATAAATAGTGCTTATACTGTTCCATCCAGTACAACTCCAGCTGTTTACTTTTAGACAGAAGGAGTGGCTGGTTCTAAACAAGCGTTACTTGGAGCAGACGGAACTACCGCAGCTAATTCGTCAGATATAACGAATGGAATGATAATGCTTTGCTTCTGGGATCCAGATAGCAATACATTAAGAATGTTAACCGGATTATAATAAATTGTTATGTTTCAGAGTTTAAGACAAAATAGTCAAATATTCATTCTTCATAAAGGAGATTCTCCAGTTTTGGAAATAGGTTACGTAGTCAACGTAAGTATGCCTAAACCAAAATATGCCGTCCCACCAACATTTGGACAAGTGCAAGATATGGTAGTAGATGTTACTGCTAAAGTTGATGGACAGATTGTAAATTATACAATGCTTCCTGCAAACCAAGATGTTGCGGATACTTATAGTAATAACGAGAATATTGTTATTACAGATAATAGAGAGGCTATGAATGCCGAGATTATATCTACCAAATAGAAAAGTATAGATATACTAAATAGTATTGAAACACATAAAAATACTATTTCGGATTGTGATAAGATCTTAAGTGAATTAAATCCAGAGTATGCTGAGAAACAACAGCAACAATCTGAAATCAATTCTCTTAAATCACAATTAATGGATGTTACGACTACTTTGTCTTCTCTGACTCAACTTATTAAAGAACTTAAGGAGGAAAAGAAATGAACAGAATGTGGGAAATAAGAGAAGGATATGCTCACGATTACGGTAAGGGTGGTCGTATGGGTAGTCACTCTTCAGAAGAAGAGGAAGCTTACGAGTGTGGCTTTGAAGATGGCTATGCTAAAGCTATGGAAGATATTAAGTATGGTGAACGCCGATCAATGCGTAGATAATTATGAGACTAGATGTTAAAGATAAGTTTCCATCCGGAATGGAAGAATATCTTGCATTTAATGGATGGCACTTCAATAAAAAGATGTGTGATTGGGCAGTATCTAAAATGCGTATATCTGATGGAAGTCCATTGAAGCATATCTATACAACTGAATCTGTTGAAACCTTATTTAAGAAATGTGGGATCACATTAAAGAACCAATTTGATTACGATTGTGTTTATATTGCAAATATGGCTAGAGCAGATTTCTATGGTTCATCTCTTGCAGATGAAACTAAGCTGGCTAAATTCATAAAGGACTTTATGGACGATCCGGATGGATATGAAGAAATGGCTTTCACTAGATTTTACGCAGACTGCATCGGAAAAGGAATCGCCATTCCTTGGGAAGATATGTTATAAACAAAGAAAGAGGACCTGGATTCCAGGCCCTCTTTTTTCATTCTATTGTCTTTATTTTATCTAGTAAATGAGGAATGATTGGATTCCTCACACAATCTTCATCAGTGAACTACACAACACCGACTAACTCGTCGTTTCTGAAAAGCTCAGTCAGCTTTGCGAGGGAGGATTGATCACGATGTCTCATGTCAACTTGCTCTATATCGCCCATAATAATATATTTTGAGTTCTGGCCGATGCGTGTAATTACTGATTTAAAAGTCTAAATACTAACGTTCTGACATTCATCTAGAATGACAATCGCATTATCTATATTAATACCGCGTACGTATGCGATAGGTTGGATTTCAATCTTTTTCTCTCCAACTAATCTCTTTCTTTCAGGCTCACCGATTATTTTATCAATGTTACCGAAGAATGAGATCATAAATGGATCCATCTTATCGTAAATATCTCCTGGAAGAATTCCAATGTCTTCTCCTGGAATGGTAGTTACTGATTTAACTAGAACAATCTTTTCAATAAGATTCTTCTCGAGAGCTTTTAGTGCTGCGTATACTGCCAAATAAGTTTTTCCTGATCCTGGGATGCCGGTGCAGATAGAGACTTCATGCTCGTCGATACATTTTAAGAATTCTTTTTGTCGAGTGTTCTTACATTTGATTTGTTTAACATGAAGCTTTTTAGGTTCCTCTACATATTCGAGAGTTTGCTTCGTGCCTTTTACTTTTTTAGATTTACCACTCATATAGATATGTTTTATTAATATACTAATATATAACTTAATATTGAGATAAAAAAATTTGGTATATAGAACTGAATTATTGAATTAAAATTAGGTTTGATTCGATAGATTAAATCTAAACTACTAGATTTCAAAGGTTTTAACTATATGTAAATCAGTTATTTGAATTTAGTTCTGTAAAATTAATATCTACTTTTTATTTTTTAATCTTATGTGTAAATTCGTTAATTAAATAATGAAATTATGAATAATTTGTCAGTGACTGGAATTGTGAACAGTTATCATACTTTTGAACGAGAATTTTGGCTCTCTTATAAAGCTATGGAAGCTGTTATGAATCCTAATGATTGGGATAATGTGAAAATGACTCTACTAAAAAGTAAACGAATAGATCCTAAACTATTCAATCTGGTAGATAAGGATGCTTATGAATTAAAACGTTCTGAAATAGATGCCGATTGGCGCCAGAAAAACGAAGAAGCAAAAGCTGCTGGCACTGCGGTTCATGAAATGATTCATAATGAATTAGTTACTGATTTGTTTGCCGCTTAGAGAGATTTTCAAGTTGAAGGAGAACTTCAAACTGATGATACTTTTTTAATGACTCAAGGAGGTTTGTTTCCTGAACATAGAATGGAATGGGAACTGGATTCTGAATATCAATTAGTAGGAATCGCTGATCTTATAAGTATTCATGATGGACAATTTGATATTATCGATTGGAAAACAGATGAAGATGGAATCAAATTTAAATCTCATTTTGATGTTGCTAAAAAGCATGCAAAGAAAATGAAATATCCTCTTACTAAATTTGACGATGTAAATGGAATTCATTATCAACTTCAACTTTCTTTATATGCTTGGCTTATATAGAAGATTCGTCCTGATCTAAATCCAGGAAAACTAAAGTTGGTTTGGGTTAAGGATATGAAAGTTAAAAAAATTTATGAAGTTGAGTATCTTGATAAAGATATTGAAAATCTAATTAAATGGCATCTGAAAAACGTAAAGCTAAAAGAAGAAACAGATGCTTGTAAAGAAATTAATTATCAAGTATAAAATAAAAAGAAATATTCGTTATGGCAAATATTTATAAAGACGATCCTACATCTTCTGCTTTACCTAAAGAACATTCCCAAAAAGTGTCGGCTTATGGGGCATTTGATTGGATAAATAATTGGTTAAGTTCTCCAGAAACCAGAAGAAAGCTTTAGCAAAATATTGAAAGATATAGTTTTTTATTCAAAAAACCTGAAAGTAAATGGGCATCCGCTTCAACAAATGTTGATACTCAATTAAATAATCAAAAATAGAATTTAGCTTTGGCAAATAATGCTTTTAGGGTTTATGATCATACTCTGGAACCTTATAATGGAATGGGAATTATGGGAATGTATGATTATTCTCCAGAAAACGGAAAAGCTAGAGACATTTGGATATCTCCTAGAAATATAGAAGCTAATAAAGAAGTGACTGACAGAATGATTAAAGATGGGGATGAACATGCTTTAGATTTAGGATATCCTAGTATTTTTAATCTAACTACTGAAGAAATGGTTCATGCTTCTGAGCCTTATCCTCAAGAAGTTGTTGCAGAAGCTATTCTAAAGGAAGCGGGATAGTAGAAATATGATGTGGATGATTGGAACAAAGAATATCTATATAGCGGTGCTGAATTGTATGCTTCTTTACAGCGCTTACGTAGATTAACCGGACTGAAGCCAGGACAAAATATAGATGCTGAATGGATAAAACAACATAAAAAAGAGATAGAAGAATCTCGATTAGGAGGTATGGATCCGGAAGTATTAATTAGACTTAATAACGAATTAGCTATGTCGAATCCTGGATCACAACAAACATATTATGCTCACGACGGCGGACCTATCAATTATATGTCCTTCTTCAAAAAAGGAGGGATCCACATTAAAAAATCAAACAAAGGAAAGTTTACTGATTACTGTGGAGGAAAAGTAACAGAAGATTGTATTTAGAAAGGTAAACATAGTTCTGATCCAGCTGTAAGAAAAAGAGCTACATTTGCTGATAATGCTAGAAAATGGAAACATTAATGAACGCGTTAAAGAAATATTGGAAATACCTATTACTGTTCATAATGGGTATTTTTCTTGGACTGATGATAAATATTCCGTCTTGCAGTAAACAAAAACCTATTGTAAAGATTGAATACGTTAAAGGTGAAGAAATTCATGATACTTGTTATATTAAAATTCCTAAAGTTGCATATTTAGAAATTCCTGTAACTGAAGAACAAGTATTGAGTTATATAGAGTCTCATCCTGAAAAATTTGAAATTCCAGATTCAATTCCGGCTGATTCAATCGATGCCGACTCTTTATTGAGATGGGATTACTTCGCAGAACGAACATATGTAAACACATTATTCGATAACGATTCGCTTGGATTTTGCGAGACCGAATGTGTTGTTTCAGAAAACGAATTGAAAAATCTTTGTTATAGATACATTCCTATACAAAAGACTACTACTGTAATTATACCAGAAGAAAAGAAACGAATAACTCCTTTTATTGAAGCTGAAGCTGGACCAATTATTAATTCTAATTTTAAAGGCATAAATGGTGCTGGAATTGGAGTCGGTGCAGGTATGATCTTTAGAAGTGGATGGGGTGTAAAAGCTAATTATGAATTAGATGTTTTAACTTCAGGTATAGAACATGAAATTAAAGCAGGAATTATTAAACAATTTTAAATATTTTTAAATTATGGCAAACACAGTAAAACCAGATGTTAATCCAGGGGACAAAATTTATAAGAAAAATTATTACATTGATGGTAATAATTATGATATTTATACTACTCCAGAAGGATGGACTAAAATTATTTTACAAAATGATGATTCAGAACAGGGATTTAATGGACATCCTATTTCAATTTTGAAAATGTCTCCAGCGGAAGTAATCAAAAAGAATTTAGTATTGAATTCTAGAAATTTCCCTATTGGAACTGTTCCTTTAGGAAAATCTATTGGATATTCTGTATCGCATCCTGATATCTCTGGAAGAAGAGATACTGTAGATATTGTACCACAATATAATGATGTACAAAATACAATTTACTTTAAAGAAAACGGTGGACAAATCAACTAGTTAAATTTATTTGAAAAATGACAATAGTAAGAAAAGGACGCAGAGTAATGAAATTCAATAGTCCAGATCCTAGATACAGTAATTCTAAACATTATTCAGATCTTTTGGGTGATGCTGTAGCCGGTGGACAAATTACCTAGGAACAAGCTAAAGAAGCTGAAAGAACTTATAGACAAGCCGCTTCTGGACTTTCATATACTCGTTATAATCCATTAGATCATCCAGAAGAAGGAGGTACTTATGAATCAGTACTTCCTGAATGGGAAGTAACAGCAAAAGCTCCACAAAAACGCACATGGACTTCTGAATGGTCCTATAATGATCCCGAATATCAACGCTATAGAGTCAATCATTATATTCAAGGACAAGACTTCGGAAGAGAAGTTGCTGCAACACTAGGTAAATACGCTCCTTATGCAGCATTAGCACCGTTAGCAGGAATTGCTCCAGTTTTCTTAGGAGCTAGTGCAGGTTTAGCCTCACTAGCTGTAAATGGAGCTAAAGATATGGCATTATTCCTAGGTACGCAAGCTGGAAAGCAAGTAGCTCTTAATACAGGTAAAACTCTTCTTGGATCTATGGCTCTAGGAGAAGGAGTAAATGCTCTTTCTCACGCAATGACTGGAAAATCATTTGGTGAAAATGTTGCCGACGCTACCAATCATGTTCCATTACTTAACAAAGTTAATTATGGAGTTAGAAGTACTGTTGGTGATTTTCTAAATCCTGGATATTTTGTTGGAGGTAGAATGCTTACTCCTGCTATGGATTACACTGCAAATTTAATGGGTAAAGGTGCAGATGCTGCAAGACAATTAGCGAGCAATGCTGTTGATGCCGCTAATAATGCTACTAATAAATTTATTTAGGGTGGCAGAAATCAACTTCTTCAAAATAGAGGATGGGCTAAAGCTATTAATCCGACAACTCTAGATTGGGCTTCTAGACTCGGTACTAGATTTAATATGGATCCTAATGTGCTGAATAGTATAAATCAAGCTAAAAGACTTCTTGAATATACCGCTAATCCTGAATATGTTCAACAAGGATTAACTTTTGAACCAGGTGTTATCAAACAAAATCTTTTCAATAGAGTTACTCAGCCATTGATCAACGAAAGAGTTGGATTGGCAGACCAAGCAGAACGAGCTGCATCAGGATATCAATATCCATTTGCTGGAACCAAAGCTGGAGAGGAGTATACTGATCAGGTACTTCCTTATTTAGGTAAAGTCGCTACTAAATTACGTAAAGCTTATAATGGAGTTGGATCTACTCCAGAGGGTGTAGATTTTAATTTAGGAAGTGGATTTACTAGAATAAAAGTATTGAATCCAGATGGTACAGAAGAATTTAAGTTTTTAAAAAATCCTAACGGTACAAATAACAGTGGACTTCTCACACTAGATAATATAAACATAGAGGAACCATCATCAATAACTTATAATGTTACGTCTAATGGAGTTCCTCAAAAAGCTACTTTCTCAGTAGCTTCACCAGCTAGTATAGATACTCGAGTTAGTTCTAGAAGACGAGCTGCATTCCACACCGATTTGATTCCAGCGCGATCATCTTCTGTTGGGATTTCTGTTACGACTCCTGAAACTGGGGGGATAGAACTTCATCCTAATTCAACAGAAATCCAGCAGATAAAAGATTTGGGTATGGGCCTCACTCCATCTATGATGGGTGCAAAAGCTATAGAGGGTGGTCTTCCAAAAGGTAGTTATATAACATCCTCTGATTTCCCCGAATCATTGTCTGAACGATTGATGAGAAATGCGCAAGGATAGTTAGGAGATGAAACGACTTCAGATATTGGAAGACTTGTTAGAGATTTCAGAAATGAAACTTATTTAAGTATGGATGATGCTTCGAGTAGTTTTGCAAATCATGATTATTCAAAAGATAGTTATCCATTTGCAGTAAATCGAGGAAGGAAACAAAATGGATTGAGATATACTGATAATTATGTAACAACATTTAATATGTTAGGCGTCGGTTCAGATCCATTTGCAGTTATGCCTGGAAAAGACGAGATGCCGACTACATTGAGTAATCGTTTCGTCAAAGCTCAAAGTACTGCAAATAACTTGAATTCTGAATTTAATTGGGATTGGAGAAAACCGCATCCTCTGCGAACAAATCTGAAAAATATGTTAGATAGATATGTTCAAGGGCCTATAATTACAACTGATAAGAAATTAGCATATCCATTCCCGACAGTAATGACTACGTCTGAGCCTGTAATAAATGATCCAGAAAAAGCACAAGCTACTTTAGATTTTCTTGAAAGAGCTTCTCAACGTCAAGCGAGAAATTATTTTGGGCAATTGAAAAATGCTTGGCCAGAATTAAATGATCCAGCTGCGGCAATTAAACGTGCAACTAGTCCTAGTGCTGTAGGCGAATCACAATCAGCAAATCCTGATGCATTACCTCAGTTACCAAGCACTATTACAATTCCAGATATTCCTTCTGTAACAGATCCGGCTTCTCTACGATTCCCAGAGAATGTACAACCTGTTCAAACGACTACATCTCCTAGAGCAAATGAAGTAATTTAGTCTTTTGTAAATAATACCCCTTCACAATCTGCTGCTGATGTTTTACAAGATGCCAATCGTGCACCACGTCGTCATAGACGCCGTTTGAGAGAATCTAGAGGCATTCCTATAACTAATACTTCTTATAATATTCCTGAGGGAGCTCGAATTGAAACTCGAATTATTGGAGGAAGACGAGTTCAAGGAATAGTAGATTCAGACGGTAATTTCCGTCCAATTCAATAATAAAAATAAATAAAATATGTTTGGTCAAATTGTAAAAAATGCTCCTCAGATTATTGAGGGGCATTTTAATGAAATTACTAATAGAGAACAATCTCTATCAGAAAAACGATTGTCTGTTTGTAGACAATGCCCTTTATATACTGAAGGCAGAATTGGGGCTGTGTGCGATGCTAAGAAATGTGTTAATTCAGAAGGAAATATAACTACATATCCAATCAAAGGAAGTACTTGTGGATGTGGTTGTAGACTAGAAGCTAAATCTAGACTGAAGAACGCAAAGTGTGTACTAAACAAATGGTAATATAAATCCCCGGAGGAAACTTCGGGGATTTTAATCTATATCCTGTCTACTTCATTTATTTACATTTTTCACTATACTCTCGTTTATGCCAGATTAAATTGATATATTTGTGTATCAAAGTTAATTAATTATGGATCAATACGATGAATGGGAAGACTCAGCTTTGAATATGAAAGATCTCAATTATGCTTATGCAGCAATCGAGATTTAGAATAATTTAAAATCTGAGTGGGAAAAAGTTAAGAAGCGTCTTCCAAAAGATGACGTGGAGCTGCGAAAAGCAGTTGATAGTTTTGAAAAATGTTTAAATTATTTTTACGAAGTATGACACGTGAAGAAATGAAAACCGTGCTTGATAGCATGGAGTTGATTGAGAGAGACATTATGAGACCTCTTACTTCCGATGAGGAAGAACTGATTATTGCTGAAGATTGGAAATCTTTAATTTTTGGTAAACTTGGTTTTACGGATGAAGATTACAAAACATTTAGACGCATTCAAGCCCTTATTAGTTCATTCTGTACTGAGAATGAAGAGCGTTATGAAGAAGAGATTCGAAAAGACAATGGTTCTGCTAAATTTGTTTTGCAGAGTATTGTGAATGATCTTCAAGCACGAGAGGAAGAACTGAGAAAAGAACAGGCAGTAATTGGTAAACCTGAAGATCTTGGCACTCATTGTACTATAACTACACCAGCAACCAATGTAGATTGGGTGCAAAGTTTCAATGAAATGTTTGATAAGTATTCTAAAGATGATGCTGAAGAAGCAATTGCTAAACTGAAAAACGGTGAGCAGCTTACTTTAGACCCTGATACTATCAATAAGATTGTTGAAATTATGTGGAATTCTGAAGAAGATTGTAATATTCAGATTATGAATAACATTATCTGCTTTAAGAAATAAAGTTTAGGCTCTCTTAAAAGAGCCTTTATTGCCCCATGTGTGTAATGGTTAGCAGAAATGACTCTAAATCATTTGGTCTCAGTTCGAATCTGAGTGGGGCTACTATATTAATGTGTTATGAAAAAATATTGTAAAGAAGAAATATCTTTAATTGAAAATATTCCTGGAATATATTTGATTAAAAATACTATAAATGAAAAATGTTATATCGGGCAGAGTATTTATCTCAAAAAGAGATTGTTAAAACACATTACTCTATCAGATAGAAAGATGTATGATACACCTTTATATAAGGCTATTCAAAAATATGGAATTGAAGTTTTTGAATTCGATATATTGGAAACTTTAAATACATCAGACTATAAGTTGGCTAAAACTCAATTGGATATATGGGAAAAAGAATATATTAAGAAATATAATTCTTATGGAGATTCCGGATATAATCAAACTGTAGGTGGAGATCCTGGAATCTTAGGATACAAATTTACAGAAGATCAAAAACAACATCAAAGTGATGCTAGAAAAAATTTTGAATCCAATAAAATTGATCTTATATATTTATATTTGATAGAAGGAACTAATGACTGCAAATATATTACTGCAGGAAACATAACTATTTTAAATAACATATTATCTTCAAAAGGGCTGAAGACAATAGATCCAAGGTATTTGCGAGATGCTAAAAATTATATTAGCATTTATGATTTATATATAATTGCTACATCTAAAGACGAATTAGAAATCAAAATATCTAAATTTAAAAAAGCTACACATAAAGATTTAGAAGAGTACAAACAAATTATAGAATCTCTTGAACATAAAACACTAAGATCTATAATGAATGTTACTGGATTAGATAAAAATACTGTATATAATAGAAATTTACAAGTATTTGGACAACGGGTATTAGAAAGAATGAGAAAATAATATATGAATAATGATCTTAAGTTTGATGCACTGAGAATTCAGTGTCAAGTAATTATGAACAATGCTGAATTTGTTTTACAGCAATGCGAAGAGCGAGGAGCTACTAATGAACAATGGTTTTTAGATTTTCTAGATCAATTAAATAAACTAAGTGTTAAATTTTAAAATTATGGCATGTAAGAAATCATCTGCACCCAAGAAGAAATGTGGTGGTGGTAAAGTTGGTAAGTAATGTTATCGCTCATTAAAAGCGAGATGCTTCTATAGTTCAGTTGGTTAGAACGCGTGATTTGTAATCTCGAGATCCTCCGTTCGAGTCGGAGTAGAAGCTCTAATAAATTATTACAAAAATGACAATGCGAGTATTTGTAAACGGAGATTTTAGCAATATTAAATTTTCAGCAGGCGAATCTGATAATATCTATACTATAGGTACGTGAACTGAAGTGTTCAGTGGTACTCCTGAAATCAAATGGAATCAAGTTGCTTTTTTGAAACACTCTCAGCAAACTTGGACGCACGGAATATTCTTCGGCAAAGAAGTCGACGATTTACTTGCGCAAAGAGATGCTGAAATTGCAGAGTTAAAGAGACTAGTTGCTGCTTTAACACCAACAGAATGATATTATGAAATATGATTTTACTACGTTACGCGAAAAACTAATACAATATCTGGATTCTGAATATGTTTGTATGTATTCAGAATATCCAGATACATTGGATCTCACATCCGAAAAAGAATTATACGAGTTATCCAAAATTATTCTTCATGAATTGAAATGTAATGGAAATTTTCTGAGATCTAGCTTTGATCAATTTGAGTCCAATTACAATACTCAGACGAAAATGACTGGAAACTGGTGGGAATGGAGAATTGGTATTCCTTATAATTATATATATATTTGTCTTTTAGCTGACGTTGATAAAAAATCATGCGACAAAACTCTAAATAAGTTTGTAAGAAGGTTTGCTAAATATGGAGATCTTACATACGCCAATCAAGCTTCTATTTGTAAGAATCTTTTCATGCTTGGAATTCTTATGGAAAATGAGACTTATATCGATGAGTCTCTCAGATTAGCTGTCAAAGCATTTAAACCTACAAATCTATTCAAAGCTAATATCGCAAACAAATTACAAAAGTTCTGTATAAGGCATCCGAAGTTTTCACATCCTACTTGGTTGTTTAAATGGAAAGAAGGATTATATCCTGATGGAACTTTTATTCAACACACTTCCATTCCATATATTGGAACTTATGGGAAGGAAATGTTACAATTTGCTGCTATGGTTTTATCTTGTGGAGTACAACTTCCAGATAAAATTATGTCTTATCTACCACAATGGATTAAAGCATTTGAATTAAATATTTATAAATGTCAGATAATGCTTATGAACTGCGGACGATCTGCTGATAAAGTAGATGCATTCAATGAAGCTTCTGAAATGATTAAATATTTAAGACAAATTAATATTCATCCAGAAAATTCTGAATTTACTCTTCTATTCCAAGAATATGGAGATCGGGTAATTTATCAAACTCCTAAATTTAGATTTTGTATTGCTGGATCTTCTGATAGAATAGCTCCATATGAAGGATTTAATGGAGATAACTTATTTGGAAGAAACCAAGGTCTTGGTGCTACCTATCTCTATTTACCAGAAGATAAGAATTACAAATACGGATACTTCTCTAGAGTGGGATATGAAGCAATTCCTGGAACTTTAATTGAGTCTCCATCTTGTGTAGAGAGCAAGCAGCCTTTATTCGATTATGATCCTAAATATTTAAAAGATTTAAAATTTAGTCGTTCAGGATCTTTAGTAACAATGCAATATCATAGTAGTCTATTTGGATCAGTTTCAAAATACTGGGGACTTCTTGGTGATTCTATAGTATGTTACGGTGAATCGGATTATCCTGCACAATGTGTAGTAGATAATCGATACAATGCTGATTTAGAAATTACTGAATTTGGAATCTTCGATAGAGCAAATCGAATTGAATATTACGGAGTATTTGAGATCAATGATACGCAGATTGTAACTAAATCTGGTACACGCTATCAATATAAAATACATGTTCTATGACTAATGAAGAAATCGTTAATAATGCGAAGTATATAATTCTTCCAGAATCTGCTGTAGATGATCCAGCACATCCTTATGTATATGATTATTCAAATATAACTTCAAATAGATTGCCGGAACCTAAATCTGAAGATCTATATTTAAATAGTCCTGGTAATGCACATCATTACACAACTGAATATCATTTGAATAATACACTTCCAGAATTGAATAAGTTACTAAACTTTTCATATGATATTAATGATTTCTATAAAATAGAAAATATAAACTCCGAAGGTGATTTTTCATATTTACTTCCGAAACAGAATAAACAATACAAAACGACTTCGGTGAAGATTTCTGAAGTAGAAAAAGAAAAGTATTACGTACGACCAATTACCGAGTTGATTAATAGCAATGAATTGGTAACTGTAAGTAAATGTTTTGACGAAGATTCATTTGGATCTTTTATTCAGACTCCTTATCATCATTTATATAAGTTTGCACACAGTTCAGCAGTAATTGAAAACTTAGGATCTAATAACGGAAAGACTTTATTAGTAAGTCACGATAGTCATTGTATTCCAGTTATTCCGATCTTAGCAAATTATTATAAATGTGTAATTGCTTTAGATAATAGATTCGGTTTCGATATAAAAGATACTCTAATACAGGATAAACAAATTGATGATTGTTTGTTTGTTCTTTGGGAAAATAATGGTCCTGATAAATACTTTGTTAAGAATTTAGCTTGACCATAAAGGAAAGATGGTAGAGTGGTCGATTACACCGGTCTTGAAAACCGGCGTGCTGAGAGGCACCGGGGGTTCGAATCCCTCTCTTTCCGCTTTGCTCATGCCGTCTAGTTGGTTTGGACATCTCCCTTTCACGGAGAAGATCACCGGTTCGAGTCCCGTACGCACCGCATGAAAACATTGACATATATAATTATCGGATTTATGCTGTATCCTGTAATTGCTATGTTGATTGCTGCTATCATCGAATGGTTAAAAGAAGATAGATATCCTGATTAAATGAAACGATTTATAATGATTATAATGTTTTTGCTTGGTAGTTTTGCTGTTGGACAGAATACAAATGTTTATGTTCCATTAACAAATACTATTGAGCAAAATGCTGTATACTATACCCCGGAACCTGTTTATTATGCTGAAAAAGGGCATGGAGTGTGTCCATCCGGATGTATAGAAGGAGAATGTTCTTGTTGGAAATGGACAGGAAATCACTGGACACATAATGGATAGTGTGATCGACACGGTAATTATGACACACCTCTTACTATGGATACTGGGACTATTGTCGCAGTAACTATTTTATTAGGTATGTATTATTTATATTTAAAATCTAAAGAACAATGAATGTATTGAAAAAAGGATCAAAAGGAGAAGATGTAAAGACACTACAGCGTATCCTTGGATGTAAAGATGACGGAGTCTTCGGAGCTAAGACTGAAGAACTTGTTAAATTATGGCAAGAAGCACATAAATTAGAGGCTGATGGAATTGTAGGTCCTGCTACTTGGGACGCTATGATGAATGATGAGGAGGGAGATGATCTTGGAGATGGTTTACATATCACAAAAGACTTCATTGATACTCATATTACTAAATCAGATCGTAAGATAAAATATCTTGTCATTCACTATACAGCTGGTGGCAATTCTAAAGCCGGAGCTGCTAAGAAGAATCGTGATGTATTCTTAAATAGAGAAGCTAGCGCTGATTTCTGTGTAGATGATGAGACAGTTATTCAAGTTAATCCGGATCCTTTAAAATATTATTGCTGGGCTGTAGGTGATGGTAAAGGTAAAAAAGGAATCTTTAACAAAGATTGCATTAGCATTGAAATGTGTAGCAATCTAGCAAAGAACACTACAGCTAAGGTTCCTAATCACGTTGGATGGTTCTTTACTGACTCTGTTATAGAGAACACTATTAAACTTTGCAAATATTTGATGAAGAAGTACAATATTGATATTGATCATGTAATTCGTCACTATGATGCAACCGATAAAGCTTGTCCAGGTTTAATTGGATGGAATACAGGATATATATTTCATGCAGGCACTGGAGAAAGAACTAAAGTTAAAAATAATGAAGACCAATGGATTGAGTTTAAAAATCAATTGGCTAATTCGTAAAATATGCACGTATTCTTCTTAAACGTACATTTAAACCCGGCATTCTAGAAATGTTGGGTTTATTTTTTTAGTTTGCTATTTATTGATAAATTTGTATGTTAATTTAAAACCATAATGGAATCAGAAACATTATAGATAATCTTATAGATTTTAGAAAGATTTGGAATCATGGGAGTTGTGGGCGTTGCCCTCTTCGTATTGATTTTTAAGTTTAGTGATAAACTGATTACTGCTTTGGCTGAACGTATAGCAAATGGTAAATTACATGTTACTAAAAATTCATCCAGAAAGTAGCGTAAAGAAAGTATTTTTAAATGTAATAGATTAATTGGAGAATTGATGCACAAGCTCGGAGCAGATAGAGCTGCGGTATTTGAGTATCATAACGGAGGATATAACTTAACTGGGCTTCCATTTTTACACTTTTCTTTATGCATTCAAAAAAATAAATTAGGAGTAGATGAGTTAAGCAAAGACTTTGATAACGTACTTGTTTCTTCTGTTCCAGAATTTATAAATAATCTCGATAAGAATGTTATTTACTTTCTTAAAGACTTATCAGAATTAAAATTAATTTTTCCACGACTCTACAGAGAATTAGAAGAAGATGGAATGAAAGAAGTAGTTTTCTGTAGGTTAGAAGGAGCTGATGATTCCATTGGTTTTCTAATGTTATCCTTTAAAGAAGAATGTACTCTTTCACAAACAAAAGTTACAAAAGAGCTTCTTAAGAAGACTCAAAAAATGTCTGCATTGTTAGACGGTAAAAAATAATGAATTATGAAGTATGCTAATGTAAAGTTCGGCAATGAATGCCGTGACAAATTGATTGAGGGTGTCAATCTAGTGACCGATGCAGTTGCATGCACTTACGGTCCTAATGGTCAAAATGTAATTATTAAAACTCCTAGTGGAGTTAAGATTACCAAAGATGGTTACAGTGTAGCTTCTATGGTAAATGATCCTGACAAATATGTTATGATGGGCGTAGAAATCATAAAAAATATTTGTCAGAAAACAGCTAAAGATGTTGGAGATGGAACTTCAACTTCTGCAATCTTAGCAAGGGAAATTGTTAATCGATTTAAAGATTGTGAAGACCCAATTCAAACTACTAGAAATTTAAGTAAATTCACAGACGATACTGTTAAGTATCTCGAAGAATATAAAATTGATGTAACTTCTAAAGATGATTTAATCAAAGTTGCATCACTTTCTGCTAATAATGACCCTGTTATTGGCAATCTAATTGCAGATGCATTCGACAAAGTTGGTAAGGATGGTATTGTTACCTTTGAGGAATCTGAGGACGTGCGGGATAGGGTAGAATACACGGAAGGATTCAGAATTGATAACGGGTTCTCTTCACCTTACTTTGTTAATACATCTAAGGGAACGTGTGAATTAGAGGATGTACTGGTATATATTTCAGATACTAAAATGGATGAAGTAAACGATGTTGTCAAACTGGCTGATCGAGCAGTTCGAGAAAAGCGTTCCCTTCTATTAGTGGCACCAGAATTTGATTCAGAGATTTTAGTATTCCTCGCAACAAATAAAGAAATGCTTAAGTCGTGCACAGTGATTAGTCCAAATCACAAGAACTTTAGAGATATGATGCTCAAGGACATGCGAGCACTTCTCGGCCCGAGTTCTGTTTGTAAACGAGTTAATATCACTAAGGATCACACGACTTTTATGGGCTGCGATTCCGATCAAGAAGAGGTTAGCAAGCGAGTTGAAGAAATTAGAAAAACTCTTCGAGACTCAAGACTTGGAGAAATAGAGTCTGCTTTTTATAAAAAGCGCTTAGCTAACTTTACTTCTGGAATTGCTACAATTTATGTCGGAGGTTTTTCAAAAGTAGAAACTAAAGAACGATATGATCGAGTTGAAGACGCTGTATGTGCAACTCAAGCTGCTCTCGATGGAGGAATTCTTCCTGGAGGTGGAGTGATGCTAAATAAAGTTGCAAAAGAACTTTTTGAAAAAGTTCCAACATATAACGCAATTCTAAGAACTCCATGTAGAATTTTAAATACAGAAAATAAAACTCCTCAAGACATGATGAATGCCGGAGTTATTGAGCCATTCTTAGTTACTAAGACTGTTCTCCAGAATGCAGTATCTACTGCTTCTTTGATTTTGACTGCAAATGCAGCTATTATAAATAATGAATATTAATGATTGTGAATTATGAAAAAAGAAATTAAACCACTTTATTCTTGTGTTATGCTGCGTCCTTACGCAGAGAATCCTTATGTTCAACAGGTTAGTGAAACTGGCCTTAAGTTAACTAATGGTGAATTCGATAATCCGGATAGCGGAAATCGTGATGAAAAAGATATGTTTGTACAGTGCGCTGAAGTTATTGAAGTAGGCGGTACTACTAAATATGTACAAGTTGGAGATGATGTTCTCTATGATGTAAGATCAGTACGTCCAGTACCTTTTATGGGCCAGGGTTTTCTCATTACAGCTGAACAGAATCTTGTAGCTATAATGAATGATAATCTGACTGAAAGAGAAAAGACATGGAAACTTTAATTGATGAAAAAATTTATTTTGCTCCTGGCGATGTGGTAACACTTCGTCAGGATTTGCCGAATAAACCAATCATGTTGGTTGTTCGAAAAAAGACTCTTACTGTTAGAGGTGATGAGTCAGGAAAATACTTATAGGGAATTATTTGTCGTTGGTTTACTACTGACGGACATTTAGAAGAAAATATTTTTAGTACAAAAGATTTAATTAAACTTTAATTATTATGGCAGAACCAACTAGAATTACTGCAATGGGTAATCCCACATTTGTAAATGGATAGACAGCCCATATCCGAAAATCTCCATGGGATAGATATTATTATATGGATAATCCTAATGATAGAACAACTTATCGTTTATCTCAAGATAATGTTTTGCAGAAGTCTGTTTATCGTGGAAATGGAGTGGAACCCGATTGGGAAAATGTAAACGATGCCGGAATGAGTCAATTGATACGATAGGGTATTTAGAATGCTCAGCCCAATGTCGTGCAGAAAGGTGTACACTGGCTTGGTCGTAAAATTGGAGATAATAAAGTTGGTAATTGGCTTCAGAGATTTCAAGAAGGTGGAGAAGTAAATTCTCAAATTAATCTTGAACAAGTTGTAGCTGCTCTACAAGAGGATCCGGAAGGAACTATTGATCAACTTCTTCAATTAGGTGAACAAGGCCAACAAATCTTAGAGGCTTTGAGCCAAGATCCAAATATTGGTCAAATGATAGCTTCTATTCTACAACAAAAAGGTATGGCTCCAGCTCAGCAGAAAAATGGAGGTGCTATTAAGAAAGCTGATTGTGGATGCAAAGCAACCCTTAAAAGAATGGGTGGAAGAATCGTAAATGTAGATTGCACCGGTAAAATCGTTAAATAATCATGGCAGACTAGACAGTTACTATTCCTAGAGATGCTCAAACAATTTGGTCTAGATATCAAAGTGCAACTAGTAAAGATCAATATCGATCTACTTTGAGCGAAGCAGAGCAAAAGATTTTTGATGAACTTAAAAAGATTTTTGATGCAAATACAGCATTAAGAACTCAAGCTTTAACTTTGCCTGACGGAACTGTTGCTACTGATGAAGAAGATTTCAAAACAAAAGCACAAGCTATTTACGATAACGGTAAGAGTGCTTGGGAGACAGCTAGAGCCTAGAATGATGCACTTGTTTTAAAAAATAGACGTCTGGCTTCTGATTATACTGGCATTGGTAGACTAGGTAGAGACCAGATGAATAATATGACCTTCAATCTTAGAGATGAACAGAAATATGCTCCCACTTATGATCGAGTAGCAGATTATGTTTCTTCTCCACTTGATTTCGATTGGTCAAAAGTATCTAATAAAGATGCATATAGAATGCGTCGTATGGTCAGAAAAAGTAGAGCAAATGGTGTAGATATGACTACTCCTGAAAACTTCTTTGTAAAAAGATCTAATCCATCAGATACTTATTCTGGAGAAATCGCTCAATATACATCCCCAGAATATACAACAACTTATGATGGAAAAGAAATCACAGGCCTCTACAAACAAGGAGGTCAAACTAATTATTTAAATTTGTTTAATTGATATGATAAAATTTTTCGCTTACGATATTGCTAAAAATCAGATTGTCGTAAACGAACCAGAAATTTTCCTTGTAAAGGAATTTGCTGATTTATGGACTAATGAGAGAAACGCTTGTAAGGAAGATCCTGAAGGCACAAAAAAGCTTAGAGGCTTCAAAGAACTAATATATATCTATATGGCGATTGACTGGGGTGCTCCAGGAAGTAAGGATACTCCAGCTAATCGTCGCAAATATGCTAGAGAAGCTTCTGGACTAACGGATGAAGATTTTGATGAAGAAGATATGCCAGTAGATGAACTGTTTAAAGCAGCATGTGCTAAATATCAACAACTTCAGGATGCCTCATCAATTGTAGGGGGTTTACGTCAAACATACATCAACAAAATTCACGAAATGCAAGCTTTCGTAAAGAGTATTGACTATAATGAAAGAGCTGATTCCGGAATGCCTATCTTTAAAATTAAAGATACATTAGCTGAAATGCAAGCTATTTCTAAAGCACTTGATTCTCTGAAAGATCTTGAAAATCGTTATAAGGAAGAACAACAAGAAGCTTCTGGTTTGCGCGGTGATACGACACCTGGTATGTTTGATTAATTATGAATACAGACGATTTAAAAAAAGTATAGTCGAAATTAGCCGCAGCACCTGTAAAACGAATATCTGTATCTAAAGAAGACTTAGCTATTAAAACTAAAAAAATAGAAGCATCTAAAAATTCTAAACCTAAACTGTCAGAACAAGATAAAGTTAGACAAGAATTGGATGCCATGTTTAATTACTCTGAAGAGCCTAATATAGTAGAAAAGCCTACCACAAAAGCAAATGAAGACGAATGGGATGTAAAAATAGGAGATCCTATTACTTTTTTTGATCCTAATTTATCTTATGAAATAACAGGATATCGTCCGATAACCGATATAAAAGGATTGGATTTTGATCCAAATCTATTTACAGAGGCTGCTAGAAATTATAAGCGAAATCAGAGATATACTCAATTATTACCTGGAACATTTAAACATAGAACTCATTGGATTGAAGAATTTAGGAGATGTAAAGAAGGTTATACAGTTGGTAAATACAGAATAACTGGAGAAAATTATTTCTGGCTTAATTATTATAGAATCCCGTCTGTACTCGATAGAAGTGGTGCTGAATTACAAGAAGAAAGCTTCCCAACATTCATTGCCAAACAGTATGAATACTTTCATTACTTAGAGCTTTGTAGAAAAGTTGGCATGGACGGAATTGCATTCAAATCTCGTGGTGTTGGAGCTTCAGAAATTGCTGCAAGTAATTGCGCACACGCTTATACATTTCATAAAGGAACTAGAAACATTGTTACTGCTTTTGCAGAAGGATATGTTACAACGACCTTAGCAAAAGTATGGCAGGAATTAGATTTCTTAAATACGTGTACTGAAGGTGCATTCAGACGTGTTCGTATGAAAATCGATACGAATATGAAAAAGAAAGCTTCTAAAGTAGATGCTGATAAGAATGAGACTGGTTGGGGTTCTATGATTGAAGGTTGTGTAGCAGATGAACCACGTAAACTTCGTGGCGCCCGTACTTTTTCTTTATTTTTCGAAGAAGCTGGATCTAATCCAAAGTTGGTAGATACTTATATTCAGTCTCGAGCTCTTGTTGTAATTAACGGTTATCGAGTTGGTAATCGATTTGTATTCGGAACTGCTGGTGATACAGGCCCAAATTTAGCTGGACTTAAAGACATGTTCTATAATCCCGAAGAATATTTTATGCTTCCTTATAGACATAATTATACTCAAAACGGGGAATATGTCTTTACAGGGTATTTCATTCCATCATATACTATGTGGTTTGGTACTCCTGACAATCCAGGATTTGATGCAAGAGGAGTTGTAGACGAAGAAAGAGCTAAAGATTATTATCGCACTTCTTGGGCAAAAATTAAAGATCCTAAAAAACTCATTAAGGATAAAGCTGAATATTGTTTTACTCCAGAGGATGCTTTTATTTTGGAAGGTGATAATCACTTTGATCAAGAACGATTACTTGAACAATTACAAGCAATTGAATTACATAAAACGGTAGAAAAACCAAAATTCATTAAGTTGCATTGGCCGGTAAAAGATGGAGAGGTTGATCGAGATACAGTTCCTTCTGTAGAATTTGTATCAGACAGCAAAATATAGATCACTGAGTTACCTGTTTTAGATGAATCTGGGCATGCTTATTCTAATTTATATGTTGGAGGAATCGATGCTATTGACTTGGATTCAACTACATCTACTGGTCAGACTGATGTTTCTGAATTTTGTTTTGTTATAATGCGGAGACAATTAGGAACTAAGCCTCCAAAAGTCGTGGCTATTTATAAAGAACGACCAAAATATATTTAGACTGCATTTGATAATGCTATAAAATTATGTTAGTTTTACAATTGCAAAGCTTTAGTTGAGGCCACTCGTATCTCAATAAAACAATACTTCGAACGATTTCATAAATTAGATTATTTATTGCATCGGCCTAAAGCAGCATCAAACACAACTAAACATACCAATTTTAGACAATTTGGTGTTCCTGCGACACAAGCTATCATTGAACATCAATTAGAGTTAATTGAATAGTATATTGTAGATTACTGCGAACAAATTCAATTCCCAAATATGATTGATGAATTAATGCGATATTCTTATGAAAATAAGAGAAAGTTCGATATTGTCGCAGCATTTGGAATTTGTTTATTAGCTGACGAGGACATGATTGGAAAAGTTGCTAGACCAGTTGGAGGTGTTTCTAAAAAATTATCTTTTGGATATACGAGAAACGAAATGGGTCAAGTTAGTTTTGGTAAAATCAATAATACAGAAAACAATTTAAAATATGACTGGGTTAGAGAAGGCCGTGAAGGATTTGATCGAAGACTTATATAAATGTGAGTATATTGGAAAACTTACAGTAGAAAAAAGAAATCATTTATATATCTTAAAGCTTTATTACGCTAGTGAACATTTTCCCGCAATCACTTTAGCATCTCAATGTTGTACAGATTGTGAGTTTTTAGAATTTGTAAAGAACGAACTCGAGAGATCAAATATTATACGTACTAAACATCATAAATTAATTATATATGGAGGTAACGAATGCCCGCAAGGGTTCTGATGAGTACTTAATAGATTGGTGTGATTATGTAATTGGTGATTTAGTTAGAGAGAAAGAACCTCTCTTTAAAGCATACAATTACTTTAATGGAGTAAGAGATCATTATCAATACGAAAATCTTGAAAAGAACTTCGGAATTGGTAACCCGACATCTGTCGGATTTACTCCTTTGACAAGAAAACATATTGAGGCTCTAGTTGGAGAATATTTGACAATGAAACCAAAGCCGAGAATTTCTTGCAAAGATCGCCAAACTCTAAGTAACATTTTTAGAGATAAACAATTAGAAATTGCACAAAAACAAAAACAATACTTATCTCAGTATTTAAATAATGCAATTTACAATGCTATTGTCGGAAAACAACAATAGGAGAAAGAGCAAGTAGACTAGGAAATTGATAGAGAACTTAAAGGAATTGTCGATGATGCAAATAGAAATTTCTTATCTAATTATGAAATTGCTGCTCAAGATATTGTTCAATACATCTTACAAAATAGAGATATTGACCTTATCAACAAATTAGAGCAATTACTTTTAGACTTATTGATTTCAGGTCAAGCTTATTATAAAGTAATTCCTACACACGCAGGTACTAATTTTAAAATTGAAGTATGTGATCCACTCAACACTTGGGTCGATAAAGATCCAAAAAGTCGTTATATGAAAAATGGCTACAAAGCTGTTGTTCGCAAATGGATGACTGCTGAAGAAATTGAAATTAAGTATGGTGATTATTTAACTAAAAATGACTTAAAAGAAATTCGTAATTTTAAGAATTATGATGAAAATGACAGTCATTTCATGTTAATTACTGGTCAATCTGCAAGATGTGGTGGATCTTTAAATCCTGGATTATGGAATGATGCAGGTGTCCATCCTTTTTATGAAGAATCTTATTTTGATCGTAAATGGAATCTGATTCCTGTTTATGAGGTAGAATGGATTGATAGTATTAAAGAGAACGATAAATGGGTTGGTAACTGTTATAAAACTACTAGAATTGGCGGAGACATTTATATTCTCGAAGGCGAAGATGAAACAATGCAAAGAGATGTAGATGCTCCAAATGAAGCTAGATTAAGTGTCAATGGTATTTGGTATACTAATGGACACGGAGCCCCTTATTCTCTAATGCTAGCAACCGCAGATCTTCAAGACAATTATGATATGCTTCTTTATAAGAAAGATAATTTAATTGCCTTAAGTGGTACAAGCGGTGCCATTGTCGATGTTGCTTCACTTCCAGAATTCTTAGGAGACGACCTAGAAGAGCGCCTTGTAAAATATCAAGCATATAGAAAAGTTGGTTTAGCTATTGTTGATACTTCACAAGAAGGACAGCAGCAAATTAATACAATCTATAATGGATTTAATGATACTCAAGGTTTGTAGGCAATTCAATATATACAATTAGCCATTCAGCAAATTGAAGATACAGTAAGTTCTATTACTGGCGTATTCCGCGAAAGATTGGGAGGTATTCAAGCTCGTGATGCAGTAGCTAACGTAGAAGCAGGCATGTAGCAATCTTATATCATCACTAAACGTTATTACAATGCAATGGATACTCTTTTGAAAGAAATTATTTCAGATAGTATCGACATGGCAAAGATTGTATATAAAGATGGATTGACTGGGCAATTAATACTTGGAAACAAGAAAGAAATCTTTACTCTTCTTCCTCAACATTATAAATATACTTCTTATTGTGTTGACTTAGATGATAGTGCTGAAATTATTAAAGAACAGGAACTTCTAAAGCAGTTAGCAATGCAACTTGCTGGAAGTAATATGACTGATCCAGAAATTTTAGTTATTGTTTCTACATCTAAGAGTCTCACAGAAATGAAAGAATTAATTCTTCAATCTATTCGTGAGAAGAAAGTTGAAAATGATCAACTTGGTCAATTGCAGCAAGCTCTTCAGCAAGCTCAGCAGCAACAACAAGAACTTCAGAAACAGTTAGAGCAATCTACTCAAAAACTTAATCAAATCAATGAGCAGAAAATGGCAATGGATCAACAAAATGCTCAAGAAACTAACAAGATTAAGTGGTATGAAGCTCAAACTAAGCGTGAGTTTAATGAGGGACAATTAGAGCTTATTAAGAAACGTAATGAATTGGAAGCTGCACAATTATTAGATAATACAGCAGCCAATGATGAAATTCGTGATGATAAATATTAATCTATATGAATAATAAATACATTTCTATTAGTTTATTTAGAGTATCCGCTGACGGGCAATTCCTTGACGTAGTCATCGATTGCCCTCGCGGATATCAGTTCACAAAATTCACTCTTACCGCAAATTATAGAGAGAATGGAGAGGACTTTGAGGATAGATTCGATATTGGAGATTCTACATTTAAAGAATTAGCTGAAGTTACAGACGACGGTGATTTCAAATATAGATTCTCTTTAAAAACCCATTGGGTAATGCGAATTGGTATTCCTGATCAGCTTGGAATTTCTGTTCCAGCAATTTATACTGGTAATTTTGAAGCAACTCACGTAACTTTAGGACATAAATCCAATTCATTTATAGACGATACTATTGATCCTGAAGACAACTGGAATCCTGATAAGGAAGGTGAAGAAATTGCTGTACATCATATTATGCATCACATGGATGGCGGAGATGTTATTTCTGATTCAGCTGTATGTTCCGATGTTAGTAATGTATATAATCACATTCTAGATGGAGTGATCAATGTTACTGGACCATGTGATAAAGTATCAGATGATATTATTAGAATTTATCTAATTTTATACGCACATCAAGAAGCTATGCGTTTGGGTCATTTTTCAGATGCCCTTCTTTACTTTAATATGATTAATAGTAATTTTAATCGTTGTGGAAATTTTGTTAGATCTGGTTCCGGTCCATCTTGTGGATGTCAGGGATCTGGTATAGTTAAAATATCATCACATAAATCTGGAGGCGCATCTTGCGGATGTGGAAAGAAATGATTAACGTAGGACAAACTTTATTTAGCACCATTTAGGAAAAAGTCGATCGATTGAGATTCTTAGCAGACAACGATACAGAGGCTTTTAAGAAAATTCTATATGTTGTTATTCTGAGAGATCTTGCAGAATGGACAAAATATATGGGCAATCAAGATTGTGTCTACGATAAACTCAATAATAAAATCAATGAGTTCATATTACGAAATCCTGAATTTCTTATTGAGCGAGTATCAAACGTTTCTAATTATACAAATGTAAATACCCCTCAGACAATATTTACTTGGCAACGACTTTGGGATTCTCAAGATGTTATTTATAATAGAGAAGTAGAAGATCCAGAAAGAGCAAAAGGATATGAGTATGATCCAGATCCTACTTGCAATGTTAGTATCGTTTATTTCAATTCTATTACTATTGAAGGAGAGCCTGATATTGATAGAAGTAAATTATCAACTTGCGAAAAAATGAATATATTTATTAATAGAAATACCGGAGAAGCATGGTACTTGAGACCAGATGGAAACTGGGATCGCTTAAAGAGTGACATTGACTAGGTTGAATGGGAAAAAGTTACAGGTGCTCCTGTTATATATCAAGGTATTAAACATACTGTAAATGCTGACAATTCAGCTGTTGATGTCGAATTGCTTGAAGAAGGCGATTCTATAAATTCAGATGTTCTTGTTGCTTCTACAGACTCAGATTTGGAGGACGTACTATGACACAGGAAGAATCAAGCAAGTTAGTCTCAAAAGAGCTATTAAAGAAGTTTGGAGATAAAAGTAAGAGGATCTTTAAAGAAGATTTAAATTCTGAAATTTATAATTCAGAATTCTCAATAGAACTTACTACTCCTCATACTTTATTTGAAGATTCAGAACTTGAATTTACAATTACTGGGCAAACTTCATATGATTTAAATGCTAAAGTATTTGTAAATTACAAGGCAGAGTCTGAATCATTCGAATTATATGGAATTCAATACGGGCCCGCTATTATTGATGAATTTAATATTTACAAAAATTCTAAATCAGAATTTATTTTTAATGTACACTTGCAAGAAGAATTTAAGTATGTAAAAGTACATGTAGTAGATGTTAATTCTGAAAATATTAATATTGGTAAAGTTATTGAAGCTAGTAATGATTTAGAGTTGCTAGATACTCTTACTGAATTTGTAAGTCCATTTTCTGCGTCGGAATCCGCATTTACAATTGTAGATAGAGCTGGAAATGCACAGGCATATCCTTGGATAGATCATTTTGATTCCATCCTTAAAGCTGGAACTGCTACTCAGTTACAATTTCCGAGAAATATTAAATTGTCTGGATTAGTTGAGGATTCCTCTAAAGTATTTGATGGATCTCAAGATATTGAATTTTCTCTTAAAATGGGTCACGTAGATCCTGATAATTATACACAATACAACGCAGTTCAAATTGATAACAACACAGGAGCAATTCAAGGTGTAAATATTCCAGATCAAAATTGGGTAACTACTGGATATTCTTCAACGGATCCTTATATAGTTCCATTAAAAAAGGATGTGAACAATAGAGGTTATATAGTACTTCCTAAAGATAATAGTCAAGACATTCATCATATGGATTTAACTTTAGTAAGTCCGGCTGATTATCCAGGAGCTATTTCACAGCATATAGGTCCAACTGTACCAAACTTTGTTGAGGGATACTACTATAAATCTATGGCACGCAGATATAGATCTGCTAAGTTAAATGTTGATCCAAAATATTCTGAAGCTAATATTAGATTAGCAAAAGATTTTGATTGTGATGCTTTTATTAATCAATTTCTTACTGATACTCATGGGCAATGGTCTTACGGCGGACGAATTAATCTATCTGAATTTCCAAAGACTTTGCGTTTTCAATTTAATTTTGCAATTGTTAACGGTACTAAACAATTAGTAAATGTAATATGGTTTGAAGTTGGAACAAGTAATTTGGTTTCATTAGATCCTGAATGTTTTGATAGATACGGAATTTTATATGATCCTATTATTGCTCAGAGTTTTGAAGATACAATTTGCGTAGATATGCCTTTAACTGAAACTGTTTCAGAAAATTCTTGGGTGAGAATTGATGTTCAGCCTATGGCTGGAGCGGAGAGTTTAACAATTATCGATATTGATAACATTTTAAATAACTGAAATTATGGAAAAGAAATTTTTAGACGCAACTGGTTTGGCTCATCTTTGGGCAAAAATCAAGGAAACTTTTATGATCAAGCCAGAGACTGGTACTAAGGATCAAGTGTTAACTCTTAATGAAGATGGCACTTATAGTTGGAAAGATGCTCAGGGCGGATCTTGCGATTGCCAAGCTCTTACAGATGATGAGATTGATGCAGCTATTGAAGAAGCTTAATTGATATTTTATGAAATTTTTAGACAAAACTGGAATCACTCATTTGTGGGGTGAAATAAAATCTCATTTCCTTTCTCTTCCTTCAAATAATAGAGTTGCTTCTGCTGGAACAATCCTATTTAAAACAGAGTCTGGATCAGAATGGAAACCTGTATCCGGATTGTCTACATATGACGCAGGTGGATTTTTAATTGAAAAACCTTTTACAGTTGATCTCGTATTTGCTAATTCTGGAAATTCTTCTTTGCTCGGGTTTACTCCATTGTTAGGGCAGTCTAGAGAATATGTTCGTGGAGAATTAAAAGGTGATCAATTTAATGTCGAACGTATTGAAATTCAAAGAATTCCAGATAGAAGATTTAATTTACATTTTAAAGCAGGAATTGTTTGTGCTTTAGATAAAATAGAAAGTATAGCTAACTCATTAATAGATAATGGTTGGTCTGTTGCTACAAAGATCTAGAATGAGAGTGACGGATACAGCCATAGTTTATTAACATCAACATTTAAATTATCAGAAAATAATCAATTATATATCAGTGGTGTTGATGATAATAGTAGAGAATTTAATCTATTGACTTTATCTAGATGTTCTGGAGAATGTACGTTTTTGACAGAGTTGAGACATGATAATTATACTAATATCACTATTGACTTTGATTTAACGTTTTCTGATTCTGTTTATGAGCAAGATCTTATAGATTTATATAATTCTCTTGGAGTTAAGTATACAGATGCATCAGACCCAATTTTGTTAGTAAATCTCTTCGAACCTATTCTGAAGAATATGCAGATTACTCCAATGCTTCGTTTGTGTGATGATCCTAAATAGGATAAGAATGGATATTTGAATTTATATTCAATTATCTATAAATAATTTAAGTAAACTCTGGTATATTTTTAAAGTTAAAAGTGTACCAGAGCTTAATTGTGTTAATATGTATAATTTGCGCATGTGTTTTTATTTCTAATAATTTATAGCAATTTTGATTACCAATTAAAACATTTATATCATGCATAAAAAAGATTTACACAGCTGCCATCCTCATCCTTGTGGATGCCAGAAAGAACACGATGATTGTAGATGTCACGAACATCACGATTGTGAGTGCTAGGAAAGAGAACATGACTGCAAGCCTAAGCATGTATGTGGTGGACCCAACAATGTTTTTCCTGCACACTATCATTTAATTACTGACGTGTGCGAATTGAAAGAAGTCTTATCTGAAGTCTTCATTAAGTTTGATACCGATCCTCAGTTCTATACAAAATCTGATTATGGAACTTTGTTAAGAAGTATCGCACAATCTCTTATTTATTTATATAATAGAGATCATCATTCAGTTCGCTACGAAATTGTTAAAGAACTTCCTTGTTGTGGAACTCCAGGAATAATTTATTTAATTGAGAAGCCTGAAGAAGAGCAAGAAGAAGATGACAAGTATGTAGAATACTTGTATGTTGGACATAAGCATTATGAGCTCATTGGTGGCGAAGGCGGTGGATCAATTGATCCTTATGAATTCCCAGGTATTGTTTCTGACTCCGAAGAGTATCTTCTTGTAGAAGAAGATGAAGATGGAGTTTGGCACTTGTCACTTTCTGACAAAGCTGTTGCATTACTTGAATAGATTCCAGGTATCGTTGAACAACTTGCAACATTGAGTTCTAAAATTGAGGGCGAAATTAATCGTGCGACCAATGCCGAAAATACACTTGATCAAAAAGCATCTGCAGCAATTCAGTCTGCATCAGAAGCTAAAAATGCAGCAAGTGTTGCACAATCAACAGCTGATGAAGCAAATGGAAGAGCACAAGCAGCTCAAACAGATGCCACTCAAGCTTTGAGCGATGCAGCCGCTGCTTAGAGTACAGCTAATGAAGCTGTCGGTAAAGCAGATCTAGCAATATCTTAGGCTAACGATGCTAATACTAAAGCAGGTACTGCGTTAGGCAAAGTTGAGGCTCTTACACCTAGAGTTAAAGCTCTTGAAGACAAAACTCTTTGGGTAAAACAAGGTGAAGATAAAACTCAGATTGAGGCTGATGAAGACGGCAAGTATGTAATTGAAATTCCTGAAGCTTGCGATTGCAAACTTTCTCAAGTATATACTTCTCCTTATAAGATTGGTGGTATTGAGATCGGTGATCAATTCGGTCCCGGTTGCGAACTCGGCGATTCTTTTGAAGATTTGGTAAAACGCATGTTTCAAGCTCCTCCTGCTCCCGCAACTCTCGGATATCACTACGCGTGGAATGTTTCTTGCGAATGGGATGAAGATGAAGAAGAAGTAATCGGTGGAGATGTGATAACTCTTACTGAAGAAATTTTGGCAGACGGAGTTAGTTTAGATACAATTGAAAACGGTGCTATTCCAATGACCGCATTCCCTGAAGAAGGAATTGCTAAAAAAGATACTTTGACTGAAACTTACGGTTTCATCGTTGTTCTCGGTCGTCCTAATGTAAATCCGACTATCGCAGATCTAAATGGAGCAATTGGAACTCTTACCAAACTCAAAGAAATTGTTGCTGAGGATGGAAATTCTTATGGAGTTTATATCATCCCAGCACTTGTTTCAGGTCCAGCTAACGGTGCATCATATAAAAATTTAACTGTTTAATAAAACATGAAAGAATCTTTATATTCTAACAAGTTGGGTGCCGATATTATCGGTAACGCGGATATGCGTTCTGCATACGGTACCCAACTGTATTTAACCAAACGAGGACCTTTAGAGGGCAATAGAGTATTTCCTACATATGCTCATTTAGATGCATATATCAACGACATGTTGAAGAAGGATGGCTCAATTGCCACAGATCCTAAAGACCCAGATCTTTGTAAGACCGCATTTCCTGGTGTTATCTTGTCTGTAGTAAACGATTCTAATCCTGACCTTAATGGTCTTTATGAAATTCGTAATGCTGATAGATCTGTGAATCCAGGTTTGGAGGCTGTAAAGATTGGTAGTTCAGATATTGATTTAGATTGGAATGACTTAAAAGCTTAACGTATGGTAGTTAAAAGTAGAAATTATTACGAAGGTACATTAGACGAATTCAAGGTGTTTCTCCAAACACTGAGTGATGTACAGCAAGTTCAGCTTAAAAAAGCATTCACTCTAATCGGAGTTCCTAATGAAACTTCAGGTCTTGTAGAAGATGGCTATATGTATGCGCGAGGCGAATACTATAGACTATCGGTTACTGGTGGATCTTTTGATCCTACTAAGTATAAGAAATTGTTAGCTTCTGACTATGAATCAGCCACTGAAGCTAATGATGAAGATATCGTTACTAAAGGATATCTTGAAAAACATACTTCGTTTGAAGCACTTAACTAATTAAATTTTCATATTAATATGACAAAGTCCATTTTTAAACATTTTAATGGCGATCTTGCCGACTTTAAAATCTGGAAAGTAGGTAAAACTTTTGAAACTAACTGCTTAGTGTTCATTTACGATCACAAAAAGCAAGTGAATAGTGGTTGGATTTATCTTCCCTACTATGACCAGTACTTTACCGCTGTCGAAGGTTTGACCGCAGAACAGCTTTTCCCACTTCTTGAAGAAGGTGCAAATATCTCTATCGAGAAGTCTGAAGACAACAGTAAGGTTATTATTTCAGCTACTGCTGACGTAGAGGCTGTAACTGTAGTATATGACGAAGAAACTGAGAAGTACTACGAAGTTACTGGTGAATCCCGCACTGAAATCGAGAATGCTGCTGAGAAGGGTGTTATTGGTGAAGGCGTATATATCAAGACCGGTGATGGCGAAGCTGCACACTATTCTAAGATTACTGTAGATCTTGACGATTACTACACTAAGACTCAAGTAGATGGTCTCGTAAACGAGGCTAAGGCTGCTGCTGAAACCGCTGATCAGAAAGCTGAAAACGCTGGGGAGGCTGCTGCCGCTGCACAGACAGACGCAACTCAGGCACTCGCTGACGCCGCTACCGCTCAGGCTGCTGCTGAGGCTGCACAGGATGACGTTGATGTCCTTGAAGCTCTTGTAGGTGAGAAGCCTGCAGATTGGGGTGAAGATGACACTGTAATTTCTAAACTCGAGGCTGTTGCTGCAAAAGCAATTAGTGCTGAAGGTGATGACTATGTTTCAGCTTCTATTGATGAAACTGACAAGAATAAAGTTGTAGTTGCTGCTACCAAGACTCTTACTGGTGCTCTCCAGGATACTGCTGATCACATTGCTGACAATGACATTCACGTAGCTGAAGGTGAAAAGGCTGCTTGGAATGCTAAGCTTGATGCTGTTGCTGATGCAACAGAAGGTAATTTTGCTTCTCTTGACGCTGATGGTAAGCTCACTGATTCTGGCTTAAATGTAGAGTCTTTCGATGAAGCTGGTGCTGCTGCAACTGTTCAGACTGCTCTTGTAGATGACGCTACTGAAAACGGTAATACTCTTGGCAAACTTGAGGATCGTATTGAAGAACTTGAAGGTAAAGAAGATCTTGTAGGTGATAACACCACTATCGAAGTTTCAGAAGGTACAATCTCTGCTAAACTTGCTACTGTTGATCCTGAGACATTCACTGAGCATACTGATCCGGTTCTTAGCCAGACTGGTGCACTTGTAAATGATCTCGTACTCAAAGCATACGTAGAAAACTATGTAGGCTATCGTCTCGACTGGGAAGAACTTAACGCTCCTGCTGAATCAGAAGAGCCCTCAGTTGACTAATTACTAAATTTAACATTTTATAAATATATTTTTTGATTTATGGCATTTAAAAATTTTACAGGCCTTGTTTCCGCACAGGGCGCATGGAGCGCAGTAAGCGCTAAAGCTGTAGCTGGTGCATTGGTATTTGCTACCGTGACCAGTGGTTATGAAAAGGTTGAGGATGCTGAACAGGTAGAATATCCTCTTTACATGGTATGGGCTCACAACCAGTGGCTCCGTATGCCTGACGCAACTGCATTCTATACTCTCAAGAAGCAAGTTGAGAATCACGAAACACGTATTGCAGCTCTCGAAGAAGCTAAGGCTAACTTCACTGTAACTGACGGCAAGGCTATTGATCTTACTTATGAGAATGGTGTTATCTCTGCTGAGGCTAAGATCTCTGCTAAAGCAGGCAACGGTGTATCCCTCGAAAATGATGGTCTTTACGTAGACGTAAAGTCTCTTCAGGATGCTATTGCTGCCGAGGAAAAACGTGCTGAAGGTGCTGAAGGTGATCTCCAGGATGCAATTGATGATCTCGTAGAACTCATCGGTGAAGCTTCTAAGGGTAAAGATGAAGATACTATTATCGATCGTATCGAAGCTCTCGAAAATGCTACCGAAATTTCTCTCGCTGACGGTGAGAAGATCCTTTCTCTTGATGAGAATAAGAAACTTGCTACCACTCTTACTATCGATATCGAAAAGTAGGGTGAAGGTGACGCTGCTAAAGAGTACATCGTACTTAAGGGCGTTAGCGGTACTGAAGTATCTAAAGTTGACGCTTCTGCATTCGTTAAGGATGGTATGATCGAAAGCGTAGCTTGGAAAGAAGGCGAACCTAACGTTCTCGTTATTACTTGGAACACTGACGCTGGTAAGACTGCTACCGAAGTAGACATGTCTAAGTTCATTGACACTTATACTTCAGGTGATGAAGAACTTCTTACTGTTGAGGGTTATGTAATTACTCCTGTAACCGGCGAAATCAAAGAGAACGAAACTGGCCTTGCTGTTGCTGGTGACGTTTGGGCAGCTGTTAACGCTGAAGAAGAGCGCGCTACTGGTGTAGAAGAAGGTCTTGACGAGCGCATCGAAGCTCTTGAAGCTCTCAAAGTTTCTGCTACAGGCGACGATTTCGTAAGCGCTTCTGCTAACGGTTATGCTGTAACTGTTGGTGCTACTGAAGAACTCTCCGACGCTGTTGCTAAAATCTAGGGTCTTTCTGTAAGTGCAACTGATGGTGTTACACTTGACGGTGTTACTTATAAGTACGAGCATCCTACTTTCGAGGCTGCTGAAGCTGCTGCTGTTAAGGTAGGTCGTGATGCTGAAGGTCACGTAGTTCTCGGCGATGCTCTTGATGCTGCTGACATTGCTCTTGGTAGCAACAAGGATCTTCTTAAGAACGCTGATGATGTAGAAGCTGGTCTCGAAGCTCTTGCTGATGCAATTGGTGCAATTGATCAGTCTGAAACTACTCTTGTAAAGAAGAATGACGACAAGTACATTTCTCTTGACGACGCTGCTGCTGAAGGTTCTAACGATCACGACTATTCTATCGGCCTCGTTGTAGCTACCGAACCTACTCTTAAGGACGGTCTTACCTCTTCCATTCCTACCGCTACCGGTCTTGCTTCTGACAAGTATGTTGCTGATTCTATCACCAAAGCTCTTGCTTGGGACGTTATTGCTTAATTAAGCTAATATAAAAATTTGTATTCCCCGGGAATATTCTTCCTGGGGAATATTTTTAATATCGCATATTTTATTAAGTATGGTTACATTTAATTACGGAAGTCTTAGTGCATATAAATCACTCGCAACTAAAGATCCAGATGCGTTATATGTTCTCGATAATCATCAACTGTACAAAGGTGAATCATTGATCAGTTCTGTTCGAACAGTTGTGAAAGATTCAGATCTTCCATCCGTTCCAACTGATGACATGAGAGAATGCTATTTTATTTCACTGGAATCAGGTAAAATAAAATATGTAACATATGACAAACGGTATGTGGATGTTTCTCAATTGATGATTGAGGAAATTGTACTATCTAATGCTTTCATTCAGAAATTAATTACAGAAATTAATAAATCTTCAGATGAAATTACAATGCCTACCATGGAAGTAAATGATACAACTCTCATATGGACTGCTAGCAATGTAAATTCATTTAAAGCATTTAAAATTGACTAAATATTATGGCAAATACTCCTTATTTAACTCATGTCACCGTCGGTACTACCACATATAAGATCGGTCTGGATAATGCTATGCATTTTGTTGGTGTCACAACTACTCAGCTTCACGATCAAGATACTACTAATCCTATTACCATTGCCGGTGAATCTTATACTGCTGTAAATGGTGATATGGTGGTATACGGAACTCAGGAATTTGTGTTCAATGGCACAACTTCAAAGTGGGAGCTCATGGGTTCTACCAAGCAGACTACCGGTACTATCACTACTTCTGTTTCTACCGGTAATGCATCCGTTGGTACTAGTGTAACCCCGGGTTCTATTCCAGTTGTTACTTCAGTTTCTCGTGCTGGTGCTGGAACCGCTATTGCAAGTTCTCAGACTCTTGCTGCTTCTGACATCACTGTTATTACTGCAGCTCTTGGTTCTAGCTCTGCACATCGTGTATCTACTGCTGCTGTTACTGTTGTAACTTCTGCTCCTGCTGATGTAATCACAAGTGTTACTCCTTCAACTGGAAATGTAGCATATCCTACTAGCTTAGGCACTTCAAATACTACTGTTGCAACCAGTCATTCTACTAAATCAGTAGTAACCTCTGTTACTTTCTCTGACGTAAACGTTCCTACTAGCGCTACAGTTGGCGGATCAGTAACTCTTAACGATGGTTCTAAATCAGTAACTCTTACTACTGGTAGCATATCTGCTACTGTTTCTGGTGGTAGTGTAGCTCTTAACAATGGAAGTGAGTCTGTAACAATCGGCGGCTCTGTTACTCTTAACAATGGTTCTGCTACTGTTACTCTTAATAATGGTAGCAAGAATGCTACCGTCAGTGGTGGTGGCTGCACAGCTAATACTTCTGATCACGCTCATACATTGAACAATGGTACAGTAACCGCAACAAGATCTACTGATGTTGGTGTAACTCTTGAAAACGGTAGTAAATCTGGCACAGTATCATCTGTTGGTACTAGTGTCACTGTAACAACCGGTACTGTTACTGCTTCTAAATCAGGTGGTAGCTATACCAAGCAGACTCTTACTCTTAATACTAAGAGTATTACTGGTGGTACAAATGTAAACTACGCAAGTGTTTCCGATACCACTCTTAATCTCCCAGGTTGGTTGAATTTGACTGATGGCTCAGTAACATTCCCAAGCTACACCGTAAATGTTCCTACTAACGTTACTCTTAATACTGGCGATAAGTCTGTTTCTATTTCTGTACCAACGGGAGTTACTCTTACCCAGCCTGTATTTACTGTTTCCGTTCCTACAGATATGTCTACTGTTAATGTTGTTACTGGTGTAACTCATACCAATCCAACTGTTTCTTTGTCTGTTCCTACTTCAGCTACAGTAAGCGTTCCTACTTCTACAACAAATAGTGTAACAGGTTCTGTATCAGTTCCTACTTCAGCTACTCTTACCGCTCCTACCGTTAGTGTTGCTGTTCCTACAGCTGCATCTATTAGCGTTGCTACTTCAGCTACAAATGGTGTTACTGTTACTCTTAACAATGAGACTAAGTCTCTTGCTACAAGTTCTGCAGGTGGTAACATGGTTAGTGCTGTTGGTACTGGTACTATCGCACTTCCTACAGGTGTTAATACATCTAATCAGACTGTTGTTACTAAAGTTGAATATGTATCAGATAAGATCTATACTGGTGATATCAACCATGTAAGTGATCTTGCTTCACAAACAGTTATTACTTCCGTACCTACCGGCACCAAAGGTGTTGTTACTGGTTGGGGTACTGCTCAGACTGTTAATGTTTGCAGCAATATTACTGTTAATACTGCTAACGTTCTTAACTCTGTAACTCTCAACAAGGGTGATGTTGCTCAGATAACCGGTATCGCTACTGGCGCTGTTGTAACTGCTGTTTCAACTGCTTCAGACGGTGCTCTTGGTTAATTTAAATGATTAATACACGGGTCTTCGGGCCTCGTGTATTTTTAAAATTTTTGCTCATGTTTTATAGTATTATTGTCCCATGTTATAATTGCGATGAGACTATCGCACCACTTCTTGACTCCGTCATCAATCAGGAAGTAGATTTAAATGATATAGAAATCATTTTAGTAGATGACACTATTGATCATTCTTTTAGATCTGTGGTAGAGCCTCAATACACAAATGCTCTAAATATTAAATTTGTTAGCACAGATCTTCGTAAGCACAATCCAGGCAATTCTCGCAATTATGGAATTGATGCTGCTACTGGAGACTGGTTGGTCTTCATTGATTGTGATGATACTTTACGCCCTAATGCTTTATCTGAATTTTCTAAAACAATTAAAGAACATCCAGAAGCCAAATGTATTTTTGGTAAAGTAAAGCAATTCCACCCAGATGGTACTGAATATACAGATGCCGAGGATTATCAGTCTGTAAGTGTTATTTGGATGCACGGAAAATGTTATAAAAGAGAATTTATCGAAAAGTATAAGATTCGCTTTAAAGATTCAATGTTTACTTGTGAAGATTACTACTTTAATTACCAAGTTCAAGCATATTTATTAAGCGAAGATTCTGCTTTCACATTCATAGACACATTCGTTTACAATTGGTTATATAATCCAAAATCACTATCACATAGTGTACCATATGTTTACGAAATGAAAATGCACTTTAATGACTATCTTGAAGCTTCCATTCTTCCTTGGACTAAACCTACGGAAGGAAACCTTCAACCAGTGTTCGAACAATATATTTATTACTTACTTATTGGATATTTCCTTTATCAATATTATATTAGCAAAGGAATTTATTTTGATAAATGGGTATTCAGACAGTCATTGGCTGAAGCGTATGAACGATTCGGATTGACTGTATTTGACTTTATAAATCAAATTGAACACAATGTAGATAGTTATTATGGATTGTATAAAGTGGTAATCGAAGGATTCTGCAACGAACCATTTGTTCCACCTTATTCGCCGAGAACGTTCTTTTCGGAACTATTTAAATAATGTTATATGTTCTTAAGTGTAATTGTTTCATGTCATAATTGTAAGGACACAATTGAAAAAGTATTGCGGTCCATTTTAAATCAAAATTTCGAATCTGTAGAAGTGATTATCAGTGATGATCACTCTACGGATGGATTTATGGAAGTAGTTAAAAAGTATAATAAACTACTCGATATTAAACACTATAAAACAAAAAAGCATAAATATCATTGCCCAGGCAATACCAGACTGGATGGTCTTGCGCATGCTACCGGAGATTGGATAGCTTTTATAGATCACGATGATGTATTTTTGCCTGGAGCATTTAATTGTTTAAAACAGTCTGTTGATGCTCTATCTGAGGAAATTAAAGATAATGTTCCATTCTTTTTTTCTCCTATTCAAAAAGCATCAATGCAGGATGTTGATGAAGGAATTCTTACAGCTACTACTTGGTTGCATGGAAATTTTTATAAAAGATCATTTCTCATAGAAAATTCTATTAACTTCAAGGAAGACCTATTTGGAAATGAAGACTTATATTTTAACAACTTCGTATACGGTGTAATTGCTGGCAAACAGCTCACTATAATGCAGGCTGATAAACCACTATATAAATGGTATACAAATCCGAAATCTTTATCTAATTCTAGAATGGAAGGATCTGATGTAGAATATACTGAAAAGTATTTTGCAGATTATGTATATGCAAATTCAGTTCCTCATTTCGAATGTGCTAAACGATTCCCCGAACAAATTGAATATTTTCAACACGAAGTTGTTAAAGCTTTGATTCTATCGTATTTCTATTATCAACGGGCATTATATTCTTATAAATCTCATCCTATTCTACAGGAAATGAAAGATAGCATTGTTAACTTTATAAAGCAAAGTTGTGCTAATTTCAATTGGAGTTTAGAAGATCTAAAAACTAAGTTAACTGAGAATGGTCAGGAATTTAGTGATGTCCGAGCTGTTGTTTGTTCTCTATCTGGATCATTTATAGAGCAACAATCAATAACAGACTTCATTCAAGCTTTGTATTATCAAAATATTTAAATTTATACATAATGGTTTCTTTTACTGATCTAACTGGACTGCATAATGTTTTTAACATTAGCTCAAATGGAAGTCTAACATTACAAAATGATTCCTTTGAAGATTCTATTATTTCGATTACTGCTACAGCTGAGGATGAAGCGATTTGTCCAAAATACACTGCTGGTTCTCATTATATTTGGATGAGAGGTAGATTAATTTCATCTGCTGCACTGATTAATCCAATTCAATTTGATTATGCTGATGCAGAAGATTATAAAATACTAGAATCTGAAGAGGATTATGACACTTATTACAAATACAGAATTCCTGTAGACAATTTGGGTTCTGTATTTAAAAATATTGATGATGTTGACAACTTTTTCTCTGAGTTAATTAAAAAGGGAATTGAGTTTGTCGACTCTAATAATCTAAAAGTTTCTCTTCCTTCAGTTTCGAATGAAGGCTCTGTTCTATGTTTTGGAGTTTATGGATCTGATAATTTTAATAAACAAGCGGATCCAGGATCTCTTCCTGACAACGAGCAGTATAAGGAAATTTTCTTAAATATCTATTCTGTATCTGAATCTGAAGGATCTGTTATTTACGTGGATTCCAGAATTAGACAATTTTTAGCATTAGATGAAAAGGGATGGCCACATGCCCAAACACTAAGTACATTCGTTATTGAAAATTTAAAAAATTTATATTCATCTAAACAGAATGTATTAACTGCTGGAGAAAATATTACAATTTCAGACGATAATGTAATCAGTGCTTCTATTGATGGAGGCAATTACATTCCGTATGATACCTTAGAAGGTAAGAACTATATAGCAGCAAATAAAGAAATTACGGTAACTGATACTGCTGACGCCGACGACGAAACTACTTTGTCTGGTCAGGGAATTCTTATTCACAATGCAAACAACACTGCAATGTCAGTTATGCGTAGAGATTCTATGGGCGTTGCTGTGGCAAATTCTGATCAGATGGAAAGTGCTCCAGAAGTTCAAGTTCAAGCTGCTCTTACTGCAGATCTTACAGATGGAGCTGCTCTTAATCTTCAGGGAGTTATGAGCGAATCACAATTCACTTATACTGCGGACGTTCTTGGCTCTAAGTGGGAGATCAATGCTAAAGATGATACAAATAATCCTAAGCAAGGTATGCTTGAAGCTGGATATATTCGTGATCTTACTAACTGGGCAAATAAAGGTGATTTCGTTTTCCACATCAAGGATATAAATGGGGAAAAAGCTGATAGTTACTATGCTTTACGTAACGACGGTAAAGGCGATTTTCGAGACTTTGCTTACATTGCTACTGAAGAATATGTAAACGAAAAATGTCCAGATTGGAATATTGCAGAGTACGATACTGACTACATCAAATCTCATAATTATATCAGTCTAGCCACTCCGGAAGGATATGCTTTCGATAAACTTTATGTTCTTATCCATTGGTATGGAACTGCTGGTGTAGCTACTAATATTTATGGTGGTTTTTATGATGGAACTGTAACCGATGCTTCTAAACAGATACTCCGTAACAGCGGTACAAATAAAATGGGTGCTGCATATTTTACAGCTAATGTAGTTAATATTAACGATGTAACTGCTATTGCTTATGGCGAAGCTTACATGTATAATAACAAAGGTTCTGCAGCTACTTTGAATAATCCTATTAACAGCTACGGTATTGGTCGTTATTCTCATTCTAACGATTTTACACACTTCAGTATTCACAATTATCCTTCTGGAATTTCTGAAGCTTATTGCTGTATTAAATATCAACTTAAAAAACTTTAACGTATGCTATTAGAGTATAAATTTGGAAAATATTATAAAGACGGTGTAGAGATCGAAAAGGCTGAATATATAACCTTCGCCGAAGGTTTGCAATCTGAATGGACAATTACAGACGTGCTTCCGGAGCCAGAAGAGGATCCCACTCCAGATACTCCTGCAGAACCGGTAAAGAAAACAACACTTCCTACAGACATCCCCACTCTATACTTTGACGGACTTCTTCCTCACACTAAAGATGAAGGTAACTTCAAAGGAGCTTGTCATTATCGCTCCTCAGATTTCAACATTGACTGTTATGCTACTTTGAAAGTACAGGGTAACTCAAGTACAGCTTACAATAAGAAGAACTTTACTATTACATTCTACTCAGATAAAGCTTGTACGACAAAGCAGAAGATTAATTTCGGCTGGGGTGCTCAATCAAAGTATGTAATGAAAGCCAACTGGATTGATATTACTCATTCTCGCAATGTCGTATCCGCACAGCTTTGGGGAGACGTTGTTAAGTCTCGTACGGATTATGATACACTTCCTGAGCTACTGAGAACATCTCCTAATCAGGGTGCTATTGACGGATTCCCTATTAAGTTCTATGGTGACAATGTTTATTGGGGTCGCTACACAATGAATATTCCTAAGGACGCATGGATGACAAATATGGATAAAAATAATCCAGATCATCTTATTCTTTGCGGCGAGAACTACAACGAAGCACTTTTCCGTGCTCCTGCTAGATGGGATGAAACCGACTGGACTGATGAGCTTCACTCAGAAGTACCAGCTGAACTACTTGCCCGCTTCAACGAGTTGGTTAGTTTCGTAATGAATTCTTCTAACGATGAGTTCAGATCGAATTTAAGTCAATTTATTGATATTCAATCAGTTGCTGATTATTATGTATTCGGTCTTCTGATCTGTAATCTCGACGGCTTCGGAAAGAATCATATCTGGTTATCTTACGACGGTGATAAATTCATCGCTTCTGCCTACGATATGGACTCTACTTTCGGTCTTTACTGGGATGGTTCACAGATATTGTCTGCTACATATGCTAGAACATCATTCGAGGATATGGTTGATGGTCGCCTTGGTAACCTCTTATATTTAAGATTCGTTGAGTTGTTCCAGACAGAACTTCAAAATGCATTTAAACGTCTTGTTAATGATGCAGGTCCTATGAGCTTTGTTCATGTGCTAGATCGTTTTGAGAAGTTTATTGGAATCGCTCCTGCTTCTCTTGTAGCTGAGGATTACGCTGGTACAACTGGTAACGGTGCTTGTACAGGTATTCCTTCTGTGGATACAAACAACATTCAACAGATCCGTCAATGGTATGCTTCTCGTCTTAATTACGTAAAAGCTAATTTAGGCGTAATCGATGAAGAGGATATTATCGAACTTCCTGAACCATTCGCAATTTGGGAGAACTTACAGTTTGATGCTGATGCTACTAGACGTACTCCATTAAATACAGGTTACAGATTATTCAGTGATGATCCTGAATGGCAAGTTTGGACATTACAGTTCCACGCAAAGATCAATTCAGGTACTAACGGACAACGTGCAGCTGTTCACTGTATGGATGAAACTGGTTCACCATGGCCTGGTTTAGTAATGCAAACTCAGAACTCAGACGCTAATGGTGCTATTACTGAGATTCGTATGACTAAGACTTCATCAGGTCAGATTGAAGGTATTACATTCAACACTGGTGCTGAACAGTACATAGCTTTACAACGTAACGGTAGTGTAGTTAAGTATTGTATCGATGGTAAGAACTGGAATACCTTCCCAGGTACGCTCTATGAACATAATGCCCCATTAGTAATTGGTGGTTTCTGTGATGGTAATGGCCAAGTACAGGGTGGTGAAGCAGGTCGTGAAATTAGTGGTATGGTAACTGCTCGTTTGTGGAAAGAGAATCTTGATAACGTGGCTCAGCTGTTTATTGAACAGTTTGAAGAACCTGAGTATGACTTTGAACATCAGATGAGCTTGATGTCTTATGATCAGCTTTCCGGTATGTCCGTAGGTCAGAGTGTTGAGGTCGCAATGGTTAACCCTAATGCTTCTAGCGGTTACGTTCTCGGTTATAATAATGGTGTTTTAGGAGCTACTGGTACTGCTAACCTTCAAGCTTTGAAGATTACTATTGACGAGAATGCTACAGATGCTTATAAGATGATTATTAGTAAGATAGCAGAGACTAGAACGGAAACCCAGGAAGTTACTAATCAGATTGCAAGAACATTTACTGTAACGAACGGTGGTTCTGTAACTCTCACAAAACAAACTTCAAGTATTGCTGGTTACGATTTGTATAGAGCTACTCTATCAAAAAACGGATCTCGTCAAGTAAATATTTCATTTGATGGCACACTTCCTCAGAACCTCTATTTGAAAGCATATCGTTCTAACAATACTGCTTCTTCCTATACAGTTTCATTAACTGGTGGTACAGGTACAGTAACTGCAAGTACTAACAACACTACTACATCTCTTACTAACTTTACACAAGTTACACAGACTGAATCTACGTTGAATGTTACTTGCCAAATTTCTAATAGCACTGGTACTTACTATCTCTATATTCTTGTTCCGAATAACATCACCGAACCTGTAACAACTACAGAAAGTGTTGAAGTTCCTACAGGAGAAGTTCGTTATACTATTAAGTCTAAGCTCGGTAATTACGGTCCTACTGGAGATAATACAGCTTCTTGGTCAACCAATTTGATGCAGTACGATATTGCTAATGCTACTGAGATTACTGATTCTCAAAATATCACAGCAAACATCAACACTGTAAATAATCCAACGATGATTCGCTTTATCAATCCATATGGGAACTTCTTGAATGCTGGTGGTTCTGCTAATGATTTGAAGTATACTAACGGTACTGGTTCTTGGTCAGTTTGGAACTTATGGTTGCTTGATGGAACACAACCTCAATAATAAATAATTAGGGTGGAAGTAAATTTCCATCCTAATTTTACAAAAATCTATATTATGGCATTAAATAAAAATTCATTTTTGTATCAAGCACACTGTGAACAAGGTTCTCCTAGTAGTAAAAGATTTTGGGGAGGAATTGGATATGGAACTTTTTAGGTGTGCGTGATTGCAGCAACAATCCTATCCTTGATTATTGCAAAAGAACTTCCAAGTTACCTTAAAGATCTATTAGAAATTGATCTAATTACCTCTGCTGCACTACTCGGTTTAAGTACTATCGCTGGGGTATTTGGAAACGGTAGACGAGTTGATGTTAATAATTCTGAAGAACAAATTGAAAAATAATAAATATTATGGCAACAATTAGTAAAATTAAAGTTCAAAATCAAGTTTATGATATCCAAGGCGCTGCTGAAGGTCATATTTATAAACCCTCTGAAGATTCGCTGGCTGAAGGAACTGATGAAAATCTTGGTATTCTGAATCAGGCATCCGGGCTTAGGTCACACGCTCAAGGCGTTGGAACCCAAGCTTTAGCTACTGGATCTTTTGCGTCAGGTGCAATTGAAGATGAAGCCGCGTTGGTTAAAGCTGAAGGAGCTGGATCTTTTGTATCTGGTGTTGCTGAAGATACTAAGAGCACACTATCGGCAACTGGAAAAGGAGCTGTTGCTTTAGGACTTGTTTGCGGTCAAGAAGCAATAATTGAGTCTAACGGAGAAGGTTCTATAGCATTTGGTAATGCAGAATCAAATAATTCCTATATATATGCTCCAGGAGATGGTTCTATTGCTGGTGGTGAAATTTCTGGAATTCAGGGTAGTATCCAAGCAGGAGCTGACGGATCTATTGCAATAGGCAGTATTCGATCCGATGGAGGTGAAATTATATCTATGGCAGAAGGGGCTCGAGCTTATGGCCATATTTGGAATGGTTCTACAGAAGCTCAAATTAAAGCAGAAGAATCTGGATCAGAAGCTTCAGGACTGATTGATGCTTCACCTGAATCTTTGATTCATGCCGGTGGAGATGGTAGTCGTGCTTATGGTGATATTCAAAGTTCTAGTTTAGTAAAGATTTCAGCATCTGGAAAAGGAAGTTTAGCAAGAGGTTATATTAATGGATCTGAGTCTTCCGATGGGTCAAATCCTGTAATGATTACTGCACAAGGTATTGGTAGTGAGGCATTCGGACATATTTCAAATAGTTCAACTTCATCAAAAATTGAATCATCAGGTGCGGGAGCTCTAGCATTTGGTAGTATAATTGGAGATGGACATGTTAAAGCAGGGGGCAACGGATCTCTTGCGTTTGGAGCAAGTGATTCCTTTAATAGTCCTTCTTACGTTAGTGCTACTGGTGTTGGTGCTTTAGCACATGGTGGAAATGCTCATGCTACTGGAGAATGTTCAACCGCACAAGGCGATAACGTTCGTGCTACTCATCGCGGAGCATTCTGTACAGGTTTGGGCAACGAAGCTGGCCAAATAGCAGCTTCTAGTGAAGGTGCTGGAACTATAGCAACTGGTTACGGAGCACATGCAGAAGGTGGTCCATATGTATCTATTTTAGATGATGATTATTTACGAACATATTTAATGTACAACCCATCTAAGGCTAGGAATTATCACATAGAAGATTATGATGATGATTTTGTTGCTACAGGCAATGGAGTTAGTATTTATGATATCGGAGGAAATCTTTTAGGAACAGTAACTGACTATTCAAATTATTACTTCAATATCAATGGATCTCACCCATCTGTTTCGAGGTTAGAATGTTTTGTTGATCTCAATCCAGCACAAGAAACGGGGCTAGTCTCAATACAGAGAACTTCGGCTTCTGGCGAACATTCTCACGCAGAGGGTACAGCAACTTTAGCAAGTGGTGACAATTCACACGCTGAAGGACTTAAAACGGAAGCATCAGGCACTAATTCTCACGCGGAAGGATATAACACAACAGCTTCTGGATCAGCCTCTCATGCAGAAGGATATAACACAACAGCTTCAGGATATGGCTCTCACGCAGAAGGATGTAACACAACAGCTTCAGGATATGGCTCTCACGCAGAAGGATGTAACACAACAGCAGGTGAATCTTATGCTCACGCGGAAGGATATAACACAA